TCATAAGTAGCCGTGTTTTTTCTTTTTCGCCTCAATGTTCGTCAGTACGTCCCGGATTTCAAAGGCACCTATCGCACAGTTCCAGTGATCGCACCCAAACGAGCGGAAGACGCAGTTTTGACACCCGTCCTGCTGCTTGCAGTAGTCCACGATGGTTTTCGCAGCTTCGACGACCTTCTTATTGCTTATCATACGGCGTGCCTCCTTTATTTTGCATCCGGAATACGGTCAAGAAACGCGGCGGCAGTGTCAAAGTCCCAGCCCAGCGCCACCAAAGCGCTGTAAACGTCACCGGCGTATTTAACTCTCTTGACGAGAGTGATCTTCCTGTCCGGCAGCCGCCGAGCCTCGAAGCGCCATTTCTTCGCGTCGTCACCGATCTTCTGGTGTAGCCTCGCTTCCGCCAGAAACGGGGTGCCCTCGCAGATGTCAAACTGCCAGACGGCCTTCTCTCTGTTCCAGATGCCGTACTTTGCGCCGCGCTTTCCACGGTAGAATTCTTCACGTTTCATACTCCGGCCTCCTTGTAGTTGTCCTTGAGACACTGATTTCTCCGGCAGCAGGAACACTTCTGGTGCCGTGTATTCAGCCAGACGCAACCTTCGCAATCGAGATCAGCGGTAGGGACCGCTTCCTCAATCTCGAATTCTTCTGCCAGCCACTTAAACACATAATCAAGGCAATACGAGCCGAAGCCAATGTGGTATTTCCGGTCTGTTGGATCGAAATACAAAATGTCGTAACACGGCTTTTCGCTTGTGCCGCTGACGATGATCTTGGCGAAGTGCGTCTTTATCCGGTTCTTTTGATTGCAAACGCTGGTGCCTGCGGCTTCGTGATTCAAATACTCAGCCATTGTCAGCCTCCTGTTCTCCGTCTGCGAACGGGTACACGTCCACCTGATTGTCGGGAGCCACGACAACGATGTCATGCTCAGCGGGAATGCCAAACAGCCCGTAGGCCGCCCAGTTACAGCCGCTGCTGTCACCCTTCTTCGGCGTGCCCTTACCAGTGTACCGGCCCAGACACTCCTGATAGGCGCGGCTCGGAGATTTTGCCCCGGCGTCCTTGAAGTCCTGCACGGACGCGACGTGACCGCACATAGGGCAGCGGAAACGCCACTTGAGCATATCAGGACCAAAGCGTCGTGTTGCCTCTGCCTTCCATTCCTCAACGCTGTTGTATTTCATTTTGTTTTCCTCCTTCGTGTAGCTCTGTCTCCCAGCGGGTTTTCCAGTCGCCGGGCTTGTACAGCTCGCAGCGCTCCATATCCGGCCTGCGAACTTTGGATGTTTGGGTCTTACTCCGGACCACCATGCAACAGTAGCCGTTCCCGTCCTTCTTGTAACGGTCGAGCCATTTGCAGCCGTGACAGTTCATTCAATCTCCCTTCCCGTCATAACCGTACAGTCGTCCGACCGCGATAACCTCTTTCGCCAGCGCCAGCAGCGCACCTTCCGGCGCGGAGGGCAGCTTCGCCCTGCTTGCCGCCGATGCCAGCATAATCAACTCGGATTTGAGGGACGCGGCGGCCTGCCGGGTGTCGGCTTTTCGAACGTCACGGTCAAGGGCGTCTGCCAGAGCCTCGTATTTGTGATAGGCATTGTCATACCGCGTCATGCCGGTGCTCTGGTAGGCGTCGTATGCCTCCTGCGCCTTGCGTCGGAAATCCACAGCGCAGGCCGCGACGATTTCCCGGTCGGTCATATTTTCAACTCGCATTAGATTTTCACCTCCTCGCCGTTCCGAAATGCCGCGACTGTGTGCCAGCCGTCAAGCACCCTCTCACGGTAAACCTTCGGGTGCGAACAGATGACGGCGTGTTGGTGCGGCTTATCCATCACCCGGATCAGGATACCCGGCGCGACTTCGCTGTTTTCCAGCGCCCGTTGCCGGGCTTCAATTACGCTCTTTTTCATGGTGTGATGCCTCCTTCGGTGTAAATTTGATTCGGATGATTCTTTCAAGCATTGTGATGCGTCTATGGATGATTTCCATGCCGTCATAACAGCCACCCACTTTGCCCGCTGCGTGTTGTAGCCAGTCACGGTGAACTTCCCAGCCCAATTCGTGCTTTTCTTTTGCCGCGTCCAAAGCCGCGGCCTCTGCTCTGGCTTCACGACCGAGGGTTTCGCACAAAATTCTCTGCTCCTCAAGAGCCTGACAGAGACAAGGCAGCGCGGCACGCGCGATCTGCTGGCACCTCGAAAGCACCGCGTCACTGTCAGCCTCGATCCAGACGTCCGGGTCGTACCCTTTGGCGGTGCAATACTCCTCCGCCTCATAGATCGAGCCGAACACGATGCCGCGCACCAGCGCATACCCGCAGTTCGTGTTTTTGAATTTCCCGGACCTCACATATTTGTGCATTATCCCGCCTCCTTGAAAAGCCTGTCCATGCTCCGGAAGATACGCCGAAGCTGCCATACAGACGAAAAGTAGCCGGGCGTGTACCAGTAAGCCGTGGGGTCGTCTCCGTCGTGCATGGGATCGGTCAGGGTGTTGCCGATCTTGACGTAGCCCGCGCAGCCAAGCAGCGAGAGCTGGATATAGCACATCATCCCTGTCGTGAAGTCGAGGTCCTGCGCTGTCACAAGAACGTGATTCTGCCAGCGCAGCGGGCTTTTTGCCTCAAACAGCTGCTTTTCGATCTGATTCACCGCCGCGATCAGTGTAGCTCCCGCTCCGCACGCACAGTCATTCAGCGTGACGAAGCCGTCGCGGTTGATCTGCTCCACGACGTCGCCGGTGGTAATCTCCGCCATGCAGCGGCAGATGTCATAGGGCGTGAAGAACTGGCCGATCCAGTGATTGCCGAGTTCCAATTCCATGTACGCGCTGCCCAAAAAATCCTGCTCCCGGTCGGCGTCAAAAGCGTTGACCACATCCTCTACCAGTTCGGGGAATACCATGCGCTCTGTCTTCTCGTACTTCTCGATGATCCGCTTATACATTGCCTCGCGCTCCGTGCGGTATCGACTATCTACAGCGTTGGAAAGCGCAATGGCGAACATAGTGATGAAGTCACTCCACACCTGCCACAGCGGGAAACGACGGGACAGGCCGCGAAACCGCTTCACAAAGTCCGCGCGCTTCTGATCTGCAATCCTCACAAGGTTCCCTCCCGTGTGTAGCTCTCGCACCGTTCGTCCGGCACCCAGTCGCGCCAGTGTTGTTCCAGCCACTTCTGCGCGGCTGCCAGACTGCGGCACGTCTTGACGGCCACAACCTCGATGTCGCCGTACTGCACCTCAAGGCAGGTTTCCACAGTGAAGGAAAACTCCGCAGTGCGGGTAATCCACCAGCGCTGCCCGCCGAGGGTCGTTTCCCAGCAGGCCGGTACGTCGTATGTCTCGCGGATGATCTCATAGGTCGCCATACATAACACCTCCCGAAATTACGTTGTACCAGAAGTGAAAGTCTTCGTCCCAACCGTCAATCACGGTGTCGCTCTGTTGGACGCCGGTCATGCTGCAAAAGACCGTAATCGCGCCGGTGTCCGAATAGGCGTCGAAGTAGGTCCACGCTGCATCGGGGACACTGGCCGCGCGGCCACGGTAACGGTACGTCTCAACCACGATTGTCACCTCCATTCTGTTTCAGCGTCGCGTCGAAATGCCTGATGCGGTTGTGGTCCTCATACCACTTTCGGTCTTCGTCGCTCAGCTTCGTTGTGGGCCGGAAAGCGTTCTTGCCGGTCGTCTTGAAATACCAGTCCTTGCAAAGCGCGCAGGCGGCTTTCGCCGTGGGAGCTTCGACAACGACGTCGGCCAGATACTCTGTCCGGTTTGCCTTGATGAAGAAATAGACCACATACGTTTTCATGTTTTACCTCCGTTGCCCTGCCATCTTCAGTGCCGGTGGGGCGGTTCCGGCAGACGCCCGTCTGGGCGTTTCGGCTATCGTTCTCGACGATACAAGTCAATCAGGTCCTGTTGCCACGCATTGGCGAGCTGCCGTTCCTCAAGCTCGTCGATCAGGATAGCTTCGTACTCCGCAAGCTCACGCTCGCAGTCGCAGCCTTCAGACAAGGGTGCTCCGCAATACGGGCAAAATCGCTTCTCAAACATGGTGCCCACCTCCTCTCAAACATCCACGCTGACACGGTGGTACGCCCAGAAACGACCGCCACGAACGAAAACCTTGTACCAGCTCGTAAACGCCTGCCCCGTGCAGTCGTAGGCAGACGGGTAATAGTGCCGGTATTCGTAGTCCTCGAAGTAGCTGACGGCCTCGTCCATCGTCTCGATGTATTCAGGCAGCGGCAGCAGCTCCGTATAGCCGTCGATGCCGTCATCCTGAACGATGCGGCGATCAGAGACGGGACGGTGGAAGAACGCGCGCATTTCGCGCTTGAGGTCGGCGGCCTTCTGGCTCCTGCCGCTCTCATAAGCGATCTCAAGGATTTCGTAGGCGACCTTCAGGTCGGTGTAGCTGTTGATCTTAAACATTTTCGTTACCTCCATTCAGTCTTCAACGGAAAAGCAGGTGTGGCAGATTTCGCCGAGGCAATACAGGACGCCTTCAAACTCAAGGATTTCGTAGGTTTCGGGGTCGCTGTACTGCATGATGGTCTGCGCCATGTTGCAGAGAATCGTCGTGGTGATGTTCCGCAGCTTGCCTTTAGCGTCATACGGCATTTTCAGCAGCTTGTCGTAGGCTTTGCAGTCACCCCGCGTAAACCACCCGTGCTTGATGCACAGCCCCCGCAGATCGTCCATGTCCATCCAGCGCGTTTCTTTGACCTTCATGTTCTTGTCCTCCTTGTGACCTTCGCCCCGTCACTCTGCGATATACAGTTTGTAGGTGGGCCGCTTATTCCAATCACCGTTGTTGTGTTCCACGCACACCATCAAGAAATTGTCGCCGTGGAAGAACTCAGGCACCCTGCAATCCTGCTGGACCGGAGCATGGCCGCCCACGCTGTAATACCAACCGAGCTGGTCGTGAAGCAGCTCACGCTTTTTCATCTCCATCTGATAGATGCTGTCGTAGATTTCCTTGCTTTTCGTGATGTAGACAATGTAACTGCTGGATTCGTTGACCCTCATGCTAAAATCGGTACTCGTGAGTTTCATTTTCTTGTCCTCCTGTTTTGTTCTGTTTTGTTCGGTTTACTTAATTATAGCGTCATAAAGTTCGATTGTCAATAGGGGTGCGCGATTTTATTCGATTTTATTTTGTTGCGCTCGACTTCGGAACAAAAAAATAAGGCCCCCGGATGCTTTTGTAACATCCGAGGGCCATTTTCCCTATACGCGTGTGCATATGGCGCGCAAAGGCGCTATGACGTATATGTACGCCTTGCGCCCTTTATTTCAATAGGTATATTAGAAAATTATGTTACAATGTTACAAAGGCTGAAAAGCGCCTGATTTCAAGGCTTTCAGCCGTAACATTCGCGTGTAACATCAGCGTTACAGTGTTACAGGCTTTTGTAACATTTCCAGCCGGTGTAACACCGCTTTTCAGCAGAATGTTACACCGGCGCAGCGAGTTATTTCATCCGCGCAATGAGGGCTTCGCCTGCGCCGCGAATGATAGCAGAGATGTCCACACCAGCAGCGTTGAGCAGGTTTTTAGAGGTGTCAGACATCTTAGCCATAGCGCCGTCAATAAGCAGCTTGCCCAACTCAGTAATTTCATCTTTGGTCAGCTTGCCGTCCGCGTGGGCTTTCTTCAGGCCCTCCACGGTGGTCTGCTGAAGCTCAAGGACGGTCTGCTGGGCGGCGTGAATGACCTCATTGGTGGCCGTAGAGATGTTCTTCAGCTCCTCACGCTTGGCGAGCTTGGTAGACAGCCACGCGCCCAGAACGCCGATCAGGGTAATGAGCAGGGTTGCCGCGATCTGCACAAGGTTTTCGATGATAACGTTAGTCATGGTGATATTCTCCTTTTCGATATGTATTTACACCTTTTTGGTGTAATCCAGACTGATCCAGCCTGCGCCGGATTTGAGCTTGCCCCACTTGGTCGCGCCGGTGCCCGTGCTCTCCGCGACGATGGTATAAACGCCGTGGTCACGGATGCAGCCGTTCGTGCCGTAGCCAGTGCCGGGGCCTTTGCGGATGTTCAGAGCGTCAGCGGTGATCTTCACGCGGTACGCGCTAAAGCTGGGCGTCGGTGTAGCCGTCCCGCCCACGACGGACAGGAACTTGACGTTGATCGGGCTGCAAATGGCGTTCTCGCCGTCCACGCTCTTGTCGATGACGGCGCGGTCGCCGCTGACCTCGCGGACGATCCACTGCTTGGCGGCTACCCAGTTCGGGACGGCCTTGCCGCTGTAGTAGGTCGCGCCGGACAGGATGCGCACGACGTCGCCCTTCTTGATGGTGCTGGGAGTGGTAGGGGTGGCGGGCTTCACCGGCTCTGCCGCAGTGCCCAGCGCCGCAGTGACCTTCTCGGCAAGGTCGCCCATGCGGGCATACATCCAGTTTCCGGGGCAGCTCTTGTTGGCAAACCAGCGGTGGACGGTCAGGATCATTTCGTCGGCCTTGGGGGCGTAATTCAGGGTCTTGTCCTTGTCGCCCAGCCAAAGCAGCTTGGTTTTGCCATTGCGCTGGCAGATGTCCACGCAGAGCTTGATGAGGGTCTGATAGACCACATCCTTGAACGCATACGGTTCTGTGCTGTCGCTGGCGCACTCAATGGTCACGGCCCGCTGGTCGTTGGCATTGGAGGAGGAACACCAGCTGCGGTTTTTCTCCTCGACGTACATACCAACACGACCGTCAAGGCCGATGCCGTAGTTGCAGCTGGCCTGCTTGGAGGTCGGCGTGAAGATGCGGCCCAGCGTCTCCACGCTGCACTGGCCGACTACGCAGTGCGGCGTGATACGGTCGATGCTGTGGGTGCGCTGCCCGCTGTGGTTCGGGCTGAGCTTCGTGTAGCTCACCATCGGCGAATTCGTGTAACTCATGATTTAGTCCTCCCCTTTGTTGTTGGAAAGCTCGTCCAGAGCTTCGGCGGTCAGTTCCGCCTCGGTGGTTTCGGTGGTGGTTTCGGTTTCGGGGTTCATAGCGATTTCCTCCTTATGCAAAGTCATTATTTTTCAGCCGGTCGTCGTAGCAACGCTCAATGTTGGCGATTGCATGGACGGCACGGTTGTTTTCGTAGTCTTTGTGACTATCACAGTATTTTTCATACTTGTCGATGACGTCCAAAATCTCGATGTAGTCCTCCCGTGTGTGCCGCGTATGCTCGACAAGCTCCATGTTGAAGCGGAGGATGTCTGCTCGCCAGCCGTTGGCCTCGCGCTTATCGGAAAGCGCCTTTTGGGCGGCCAGCTCCGATTTGATTTCCTTCTGTTCGACCTCCAAAGTGGTGAGCCGGTCCAGAACATCTTTGTTGAGCGCCCGGCCAATCGAGCGGGCCAGCGCAGACCACGGGTTGATCTTGATGGGGCTGATTTGCAGGATGGTCAGCAGCGCGAACAGACCGCCGCTGCCGCCCAGAAGAAGATCCTTCAGGGTCATGCGGACACCTCCCTCCAACCGGCAGGATAAGCAGAAGGCGACCACACATTGTTATCTATAAGGCTCTCGTAAACCTTTCCATTAAATCGGACGCGATCCCCCTTCTTGTAAGGGTTGGTGCTGTCCGGCTGCTCCCATTCGGGGATAACGTCGGGATCAGGGATAAGCACCTTTGCGAAAAGGGACGGTGCCGCATCGGGCGTCCAGCTGTCTTGCGCGGTGTGATCCTGCAAAACGGTATAAAGAATCCCGCCATGTCGGACCCGTCGCCCCGTGGTGTACACGGTGCCGGTCTTCCACGCCGGGAAAAGTTCGACCGCCTCAAGGGCGGTCGTGTCGTCAAAATTCTGTGCTGCGGTTTCAATCAGAGGCCGCAGCTTTTGTGCGAGGGCTTTCAGCGTCATTCGTCCGTCACCCCCAGCAGGATTTTTGCCGCTGCCAGCTCATCTTCGAGGGCCAGCACCTTTTCGGTGAGCTGTGCGCGAGTGAGGATTTCCGTTCCGGGGTCGTCGGGCGGATTGACCGGTGTATTGTCGTCGGGGTCCGTGGTGCCGATCTGCGCCGCAAGCTCCTCATACTCCGCAAGGGTAATAGAAACGGCGCTGAGAAGTTCGTCACTCTCAACGCCGCTTAGCTGCTTCCCCTGAAGCTGATAGATTGTGTTCCCGTCGCCGGACATGACGCCCTGCGCGTCCCGTTTGTCGCACCGGATAAGAATACCGTTGCGGGTCTGCCAACAGACATAAACGGGATCGGCAAGCGCTTCCACGCTCTTGACCGTGCCGTCAGCAGACAGGATTTTGAAGTAGACCATAGCAGTCCTCCTTGCTGTTTATAAAAAGGTTGGTGTACAGTGCGCCCATGTTTTGAATGGTGTGCCATGCGTTGAATCGCGCGGCATAGCTGCGCCAGCTTTGCCACGTCGCATAGATGTCCGCGAAGGTCATTTTGCCGCACAAGTATTTCCTGTGTAGCTTTTTCATTTTCTGACGCATCTTCGTGACGCTGCGCTTATAGATTTTCCGGACGACCTTGCCGGTTTTTGTGATGAAGAAACGCACCTTCAACCAAGAAAAGCCGTGGCTCAGCTTGACGATCTGCGTTTTCTTCTCATTCAGGGTAATGCCAAGCTCGGCGCATATCGCCCGGATATGTGCCACGCAGTTTTGAAGATAGGCTTTAGATGTGTGGATCAGGTAGCCGTCGTCCATGTACCGGCCATAGCCGCGCACCTGCAAAACCTCCTTGACATAGTGGTCAAGACGGTTTGCAGAGGCGAGGGCCAGCACCTGACTGATCTGACTGCCCAGCCCCATACCCTTATCGCCGAAAGCGTCGATGAAATGCTCTGTGAGCGCAAGGAGCCGTTCGTCGGTGAATTCCTTATGCAGGATCGCTTTCACGACCTCATGGGAAACGTTGTCGAAGAATTTAGAGAAATCGAACAGCAGGATATAGCCCTCATTGCCGTATTTCCGGTAGTGCTCGTGGAGGTGCTGCGTGATCCGGCGCACGGCAAAATCGTATCCCTTGTTCTTCATGCTGGCACCGTTGTCATAGACAAAGGTACGCTCAAGGACCGGCACAAGGGCGTTGTCGCACAGGCAGCGCTGGACGACCCGCTCACTTATGACCGTGCTGCGGATATGACGATGCTTCCCGCGCTCATACAAGTCAAACTCGTAAAAGCCGGGGCTTTTGAATTTCCCGGCTGCGAGCTGGTTGTATGCGTGCAGGATGTTCAGCGGCGCGTTGGCCGTGTATTTCTGGACGCTGGCCTTCCACGACACACCGCGACGGCAGCACTTGTACGATTGATAGAGGTGCTTATAGCTGAACACCTCGTCGTAGTTATCGTGCTCGGCGCAGGCGGCGTCCCGCTTTGCTCGCCGTGCGGCAGCGCGGCGTTGATACCTTGCTTCTCTACGTTCTTCGCTTGTCATAAGAAACCTCGCTTGCCCCGTATGCCTGTTGGCAGGTTGCAGTAGGCACATAGCGTCACCGGGCATGAAATACGGAATGACCTGCAATCCGTACCATGCAAGCAGCGTCCGCCCGGACGCATCAGGGCATATATTTACCTTTGCAGGAAGGTCAAGCGCTCCTTCTCTCCACTCTGCACGGATTTCACCCCGAAGGTTACTTTGTCTGGCACGAGAGGAGCCGAACGCCACGCCGTAAGAGTTGGACGCGTTGTTGTTGTTGCTGTTACCGTTGTTGTTCACATTGGCAAAAGACGAAGACGACGACGCCTCAGGCGACCGCAGCCACCAGTTGGAAGTCAACCTCGTCGAAGAACTGGCAATTTGTGCAGCGCTTAACCTATAATCTTATCAGGGCAGGTCCTTGTACCGTGCCCTGTCGCTTTTCAGTACAGCTTTCACGAGCCGGATTTCGGTATCTACAATGTCCATCCAGTATTTCAGGGTGTCCATTTCGATGCCGAATAGCTCCTGCGCCACCTCAAGCTGAGAAATCATGCTCTGAAGCTCAGCGTTGGCGTGTAGGAAGTAGTTGCGCCTGATCTGAACCTCATGCTGAATCAATGGGTATATGCTGTTACCGCGTTTCACGTCCTCATAAATGCGTGTCGCCGCAGCAGCCAGAGGCTGTGATACATAAAAGGTGTATCGCTTCGGGAAATTCACGCATTTCTGAATCGTGTAAATTTCTAACTTCCTCGCGGTCGCCAGAAACTCCATGTCGGACGTAGAGCGCTTGCTTTTGATTACAGACAAGGGCACCACCTCATTTTTGTTGAAAAGTTCGTAAATTATATTATATCACACGCCCCCCCAATTTCCAGACGAGAAGTGTGAATTTTCAAAAATTTCGCGCGCCGCTTACGCGGCGATATAGGGGCGTAGGCCGGGAGCCTGTGCGCCTGTATCTGGCCCCACAAAGGGGGCCAGATACCCAAGATGCACAGATTATATACAGAAGCCGAACGCCACGCCGTAAGAGTTGGACGCGTTGGAGTTGCTGCTGCCACCGTTGCCGTACACAACGGCAAAAGACGAAGACGACGACGCCTCAGGCGACCGCAGCCACCAGTGGGAAGCAGAACCGGTGCCGTTGTACGTTTTCTTGATACGCGAATTGTTGTCAGTAAACAATGCGAAGGTCACGTTTTCGGCGTCGGGGTCTACCTCGTCCTTGTAGGGCACGTCGTTGACATTGAAGCCCACCTCGGCACGGGACAGCAGGAACAGGCGGTCGTTGCTGGTGCTGATGTCTGCCTTCGTGTCACCAATGGAGGATCGCACCTGAACTATCTTAATCATGGACTGCCACTGACGCGGCAGCGCGGCAAAGATGGTTTCATTGAGCCATGTCCGCATACCACAAGACGCCCAGCCGCCGACGTTGGTGTTCTGGCTGTTCATCTGGTGGTTGGCGTTCATAATACCCAGCATGGCAAAGACGACACCGGCGAAATCGTCGCTGGCCTTCTTCTTGAAGTGGTTGAAGCCCGCGACCTGCATGATGATAGAGGTGTCGGCAAAGACCGTGGTCGTCGGAACAATCTTGATCTTGTCACCGACTGCAAAGTAGTCCTTCGCCTTGCCTGTCTCCATGATGCCGTAGAACTCCGCCAGCGTGTAGCCGCTGTTGTCGTTCGCGTCGTCGCTGTACAGGTAGTCGAAGTTGGTCGCTACGGTGTCCGGCAGCGTAGGCGTGATGAACACCGCGTGAACGTCAATGTCACTGGTGACATCGTTCGTCAGCGCGTCCCAGCCCATCCAGATAGAGCCGGTGGAGGACGTCAGCTCACCACCACGGAAGGAAACGCCGTCATGCGCTGCCACAGTGTCAGTCTGCAAAAGCTGAGTGCCATTGTACCAACGGACGGTGTAATACCGCGTCGCCTCGGAATACTGCGCCGTCACAACGAGGTCTTCGAGGATGTATGTGAGCTGCTGATCCCAGCCGATGAAGGTAAACACCTTATCGACAGTGGAGGGCTTGACAGGCGTGTCGATCAGACCGGCAGTGATGGGGTTTTTCGCCGCGCCGTACTTGCGGACGGTCTGAGTGTTCAGGACCGTGCCGTCGTAGTTCTTGAACGTGACGGTGCAGGAGCTGACCATCTGATCGTAGGTTACGGACAGATTGAGGAACCGCGCCATGATGGTAGTCAATTCGGCCTGCGACACGACGGCGATATGCGCTGCGCCTTTGAGGACGAATTCCGTAGCGGGGTTGCCCGTCTCGTCCAGACCGGCGAGGTCTTTCAGGCGAAGCAGCACATCGGCGTCGTTCATCGACCAACTGACATCCGGCAGACGGCCACGACTGAGGCTTGTCGCCGCGCTCACGAGCGCGTAGGTGTCAATTGCTGCGGCGTCCTCGACCCAGATCGTGCGGAGATTGGAGCCGTCCATAGCAAACGCGGTCAGGTGCGAGAGCTGCCGGGCAATCAGGCTGTTCAGCGGGCAGAGCTTGGCCGTCTCGACAGGAGCACCCAGCGCGAAGGTCACGCCGGTAATGCCGCTGCCGGTCAGCAGAAGCGTTTTCAGGGAGGTGAGGGCGGACAGGTCAAGTGCCTGCTTCAGCTCCGGCGTTCCGCGCAGGTCGAGGTATTCGAGCAGCGTGTTTGCGCCGACGCTGATAGACGTCAGGTTCTTGTTCGTGTAGCCGTCTGCCTCCGCGCCTGCGGTGAAGCTGCGCAGACGGCGTGCGCCCTGAAGGTCGATGAACTGGCAGTACAGACCGGCAATGGAACTGATCTCAACCACATTGGAAGCGAGGTAGACATAGATTTCCGTGTCGCTCAGCGCCTCCTGAACGGGGCAGATGATCTCATATGCCGTGCCTCTTTTCGCGCGCTTACGGACGCTGTAGGAGCCGTATTTGACGATGATATAGCAGTCGGCATACGGGGTGATGGAGAAGTTGCCGGTCGGCGTGACACCCGCCCACTCGTTCGGGGTGTTGCCTCTGAACTGAATTTTATCGTTCACGGCCACAGAGCCGTAATACTTGGAGGACATATAGCCCTCTTGGTATGTCTCGAACTGGGTACGCTGGTCGGTCTTGTTGCCCTGCATCATGTCAATGTACGCGGTGTTGCCGTTGTTGATATAGGGCATGAAGTATTTGCCCCACATATCTTCGGCCACCAACGCTTCCGGGCGCGCCGCCTGATGCGCGGCAAATTTGGCAAGGATGCGTTCGGCGCTCCACGCACCCGCCGCCTCTCGGTCCTTGAACATGGCTTCCAGCTCTGCGCCAAGGCAGTCACGGACATTGCACCAGAGTACAGAGGACGAGGCGTTGAATACAGGCTTGGTGCCCACGCTGTCGGTGTCTTCAAGGCCGTAGCTGAAGGTCAGACCGCCTTCGTTGTCATTGCCGTCTGCGGTGTCGTTGTCGTAGTCCTTGCAGACGTTCCAGCGGTAGTCCTGCACGTCAGGATCGTACTCATAGGAGATGAAAACGTTCTTAGCGCGGTTGTCGATCATGCAGTGGCGCTCGGTGAACAGGTAGTGGTAGAGCAGGCTGTCCACAGTAAAGTAGTTGCCGACCTCGGCCTTGAACTTCGCTGCGCGGTACTCCTTCGTATCGTTCGTGTAGGTCGTCCCGTCGTAGGTCACGGGCGCGCTGAGTGCATTGCCGGTCGGCGCGGTGGTATCGGTGGAAACTACCCACGACAGCATGGTCTGGAACGCTGCCTTCATCTCTGCGGTGGGATTCTTGGGATAGCGGAACTCAAAGGCTCCGTTGCCGTCCCACGTCTCAGCGGTGAGGTCAGCGGACTTGAACAGGCACTGGCTGGCGATGTTGTTGGAAATCTCGACGCAGCACTGAAGCGGGCGCTCGCCGGTCTGGCCGAACACTGCGAAGTTCTTCTTTGAGTTGTTCATGTCGCCGTTGCCGTACAGGATTGTAGCACCTGCGCCGACAGACCGTGCGCCGACGCTCACAGCGTTTGTGCCGGTGTTGGTGAAGAACACCGCGCAGGGGTAGCCCTTGACAGTATCACGGACGCGGGCGTCAGCACGGCGGCCTTCAGACAGGAAGGGCTGGAAGTTGTTGTAGTCGTCGGCCAAAACGGTGTTGTTCGCGTTCTCGCTGGACGCCACGTTCAGCTTGATATTGAAATACGACACGGGAATGTCGTTTTCCGTCATGGCGAACGTCTCGATGCGCTCACCTGCGCCATTCTCCCAAATGGCCTTGCTGAAATCGAGGTCGAGGTTGAGGGCAGCTTCGCCGTATGCGGCGGAGGACGTACCCTGACCCTTCATAATGACGCCGGTTGCGTGGAAATTGTAGGTGCTGCCGCCGTCTGTATAGACGAGATCGACCGTGCAGACCACTTCGTCGGACTTGCCAACGGTCATACGGTCGGCGCCGATCTTGAGAATACGCAGCGTCGGGTTTGCTGCTGCCAGCTCATTGACATTGATGCTGCCGTCCGTGTTGAAAATGTGGTTGCGGAGGTAACGGGCAACCATTTCTGTGGTGTTGCCGCAGTCAGCAACAAAGTTGTCGAGAATTTCGTATCGCGTGAGGCTGTGGCTGTACATCTTCAGGCGATAAATCCAGATGTCACAGTCGTCAGAGCCGATTTTCACGTTCTGCGGGTCAGACTGCATCCAGTTATCATTTGCGGTGTACGCAAACGCTCTGGACGGCACGCCTTCAAGCCAGACCACGGCCAGCTTGTTTTCGTTGCTGGCCTCGATGCTGACGTCCAGCTCGATTTTGCGGTCCTCGCAATACGGGATTTCGACGTTGGTCAACTCAGAGCTGAAAACCGCCTGCTGCGCCTGAAGTTTCAGGCCAATGCCACCAGATACGCAGGTCAGGAACTCAGCGTCATAGTCGCGGACGTTGGTAGCCTTGAACACGACCTTGATTTCCTTGCCAGAGGTCGCGGCGTTGTCATTGAACAGGCTTCGGTCAAGCTGAACGTAGGTGCCGCGCTTGACCACAAAGCCGGTGACGCCCTCTGCGTCGATCTGAAATCCGCCGTTGATCCAATCAAAATTGGAGCTGAAGGTCAGCGGATGATTCGTGCCGTCGCCGTCCTTGTAGCCGAACTGCTTTGCGGTCGTCTCGCTGTTGCTGTGTCCAGTGGGATCGAGGTCAACGGCAAGGCCGGTCGTGACAGGGTTGATGTCATAGCCGAGAGAGGTACAGGTGACGGTGATCGGCGCAACGACGCTCTCGCCGGTGCGGATGGAGAGGTTGATCGTGCCGACCGTAGTAGCACGGTACGCCCACGTCTGGATGGTGCGGTCAACGGTCAGTGTGGACAGGGTATTGTAGCCTTCCAGCAGACGGACAGTCGCCGTGGTGCTGGTGGGGTCATACACCATGTAATTGATGCTTCCGGTGGCGAACTGCTGGATTTCGATTGCGCTCTGATACACCGCGATAACCGGCGTATTGTCGTCCGATTTCGTCCAGATACCGACATGGCGCAGGTGCGTAGTCGTGACGACTTCGCCGCCCGCTGTGACCTCAAGCCACGCCTCGACGGTGTGTGCGCCGTGCGTCAACTCAAGCGCCGTGGGGTCAATCGTCGCAGTGACGGAGCGCCCCGTAGTGGTGACTTCGCGCGTAAACGCCTCCGTGCCGTCCACGGTCATGTGGATAGTCTTCGTGCCCTCTCCGGTGGGTGTGAGGCGCACAGTAAGTACGCTGGACCCGTGGAAAGCAAGGGTGCCAAGATTCCACGCCAGATCATAGGTGGACACGGTGACGGTCCATGTGAAGGACTTGCTATTGCCGTAGGCGTCCTCAATGGTGAGCTTGATCGTGTTCGCGCTTGCGGGGGTGAGGTATTTCGTAACGTCGAAGGCGCAATCGCCCTGCGACACCGCCTGTGTAGCTACCTTCGTCCCGTTGATGCGCCATGTTGCCGAGCCATCGCCGGTGGGCTGTTCGTCGGAAGTATCGGTGGACGTCCAGTTGAATTTGATCTCGACGGTCGCGCCGTTCATCACGGAGAACGCCCGCGAGGTCAGCTTATTGACAATTCGGATCAGGGAGCCAGCGTCTCCGCCGCCAGCGTCTCCGCCGCCAGAGAATGGCCCCAGCGGGCCGACAACGACCTCGTCGTCAGCGGTCATATACAGGTAGCCGTCCTCAACATAGGCGTCGTCAACCTTGCCCTTTACGGTAGTTTTCAGGTTGTTGAAATCTTTGGCGAACTCATTGACGGATGCGACGGCTTCCGTCGCGTCCAGAAGCGCCTGCTCAGAGCGTGCGGCGGATTCCTGCGCAGAGTTCGCGGACTGTGCTGCCGCCTGTGCATTGGCCGCTGCCTGCGCCGCCTTCGTTTTGGCATCCTGCGCCTTAGCTTCGGCAGCTTCGGCGGCCTTCAGGGCCTCGTCGGACACACCGGTTGCGAGCTGGGCGGCGGCTTTGGCGGCCTCCGCTGCCGCAGCGGCGCGGTCTGCGTCGCCCTGCACAGCCGTCTTGAAGGTGCCGAATTTCATGTTATAGGTTTCGCCTTCGGACGAGACAAGCAGGAGATCGTCGTCCTGTGCTTCCTCAAGCGTCGCAAAATCAGCGATTCTTTTGTCAGCCATGTTCTTCCTCCTTATGGTTAAGTTCCGGTGCCGCCGCTGTCAAGCGCGTTCAGCCGGGTATAGATGTCGATCAAGGCGGCCTCAATATTGGACACCTTTGTCTGAAGCGTCGAGATTGCGGTGTCGTGCGACGCGACGGTACCCTCGGCGGTGGTCAGGCGCGTTTGCAGGTCGGTAACGGTGCCCTGCACCTCCGAAAGTGCTGTCGTATGCCCGCCTACGGTGGATTGTAGTGCGTCGATGTCGTCCTCGGCGTTTTGCACACGCCGCACAAGCTGCGAGATGTCCGACGCATGGTTGGAAATCGCTGTGTTCAGCGCGGAGATGGATTGTGTATGCCCCGAAACGGTGCCTTCCAGCGTAGAGACACGCTGTGCAAGAGCGCCGGGAGAGGAATCCTCAATGCTCTTTATGCGCTTGGACAGGCCGTCCTCTGCGCCTTTGGCACGGTTTTCCTCGCTACCTATACGTTCACTGAGGGCGACCTCCACGCCCTGCGCGCGCTCGATCTCAGCCGCCAGCGCGGTATCATCGACCTTGCCCGCCAGCTCCTTTGCGGCGTTCTGAATCGCGCCGTTCAGTTCCTCCGTGGTCTGCTTCAGGTGCTGCACCTCGGACAGATACGGGTATTCCTCACTGAGTTCTTCGCTGTTCGGGGCTTCGATGTCCGCCCGAAAATTGTGGTCGAGCGTGAGCTTGACGTTGAACATGACGCTGTGGACAAGCTCACCGATTTTTACTTGGTCGCCCAGCTCCGTAGCCGGATCGTACAGCGATTTTGTTGCCGTAAAGGGTAAATACACCAGCCCGTTAAAAGCCGCGTACAGGTCGTTGCAAATGCCCTGTGTGGCGTATGGATTGCTGTCGATGGTGAGCATCGTTCCGTTGTCGTTTCCCGCCGTGTAGCTCTCCCCGCTGTCGCTGTTGAGTGTCACGCCGGTCACAGTGATCTGCGTGCCGGTCGTGATCTCGCCACAGACGACGGGGATGTTGATAACGCCCGCCTGCAAGGAAACCTTTTTCGCCATATTGGCGTCGGTGTCCCACACAAGGTAGTAGCCCTCCGGCGTGACGATTTTGTTCCCCTTTTCGTCGGTGATGAAGTAGGACCGCTGCACGTTGTCGCTGCTGCCGGGCAGCACACCGGACGGGACAGGGAGCACGGCGTTGAAGATGGTCTGCTCTTTGTAGGCCAGACGCACCGGCTGATTGCCTGCGCCGTTGGCAAGCGTGATCTTGTTGTAGTCCTCGTCGATGACATGGAACGTCTCGTCGGGGGCGGTCGTGAGCGGGACCAGCCGCAGAAGGTTTTCCTCTGTGATGATCCAGTTGCCGCCGTGACAGGCCCCGATATACCCCAGCACCTGCGACATGGTTTTTCCGCTGGGGTATGGCACAACGTAATCAGCGCCGGTCTTGATCCGTGTTCGCAGGTCAATTCCGACGCCGATTCGGTATGCGATTTCCTCTACGACGGACTTCATGCTTTTCGGCCAGTTGGCGGCGGTGTCGCTGCCGTCCAGATAATTCTGGTTGGTCTTGAGCATGGCGTCGTAGCAGTCGATGGTCACAAGCCCCGCAAAGCTGGTGTCGCGCTGGTCGATATAGAATGTGCCGAACTCCTTCCACTCGGTGGCGGTTTTGTCATTCGTCAGACGTCCCATAATGACGACAGGGCTTTTTGCGGTGATGGTGTCGTCCGTAAGAATCGACAGGTTAAGTGTAGCCGATATGCAGTTGCCCACGGACAGCGGGGATGGCATAAGGGAGCGGTCGATGCGCGGCGCGGAAATAACGGTGTAATCCTTGTTATTGATCCGCGCCTTTGCATCAAACCGAAAACGCCCGCGTGCCGCGAGCTTCGTCCAGCGCTCAGTACAAATACGCATAGGCTCACCTCTCTGTCATGTTGAAGGTACAGCCTTCATAATAGGTACGGTTGTCGCCCTTGTCGTAGCGCTGTGTACCGTAGGTGAGTGTGGACGTGTAATAGGTCTTTGTCATAATGCGGTTGGTTTTGGGGTCAAGGAAGGTGATGTCGGTGTATTCGCCGTCAACGTCTGCCGCAAGTGACCGCATAATCAACTCAGGCATACGGTTGAATTTGACCGTCCATTTATCCTTCTGCGCGATCCTTGCGCGGTACATCAACCCGTCAAGGAGGTTGCGCCCGCTGCCGTCTGCGTCGATGTCATTTCTAACCGGGGCAAGGCCGTCTTCGGCCAGCCACGCGGTATAGTCGTGATTTCCGATTTTAAGGATTGGTTTTATGGTGCGCACCTCCTTATTCGAGCGGGGATTTTCCGGTCGCCCGCGTTCTGCGGTTGATCTCTCGGATTGTGCTTTCCGCGATTGCGGTTTTATCAAAGTTGACCGTCGTACCGCTGTAGTTCTGGATGGCCGTTACAATGGCTGCGGTGGCGTTGGTCACGACCTGCGTAACAACGCTTGCGAGCGCGTCATTGGACGTTTCAATGGTCGTGCCGATGTCAGCACCGCCGCCGCTTGCTGCGGCTGCTGCGGCCTTGTAGGGCACGACACCGCCCGCCACAGCGGGAACAGCGAACGTGACGTTATCCGCAATGGCCTGAAGCCGGTCAAGCAGACTTGTGAAGCTGCCGCTGATTTTGTCCGAGAACGAGGACAGCGCACCGTCCACCTCAGACGTGGGGACGATATTACCGACCTTATAATCACCGGCATTGAATTCGTCCGCGATTGCGTCAGCGACGCCCGACACGGATTTCAGGATGGACGGCTGCGAAGCCTCCACGCCTTCACCGACGCCGTAACCGATATTCAGGCCGATCTCGTCACGAAACAGACGCGACGGGGAGTGAATACCCAGCGCGGATTTTGCAGCGCTGAGAAGGCTGCTTGCGAGGCTGGAAACCTTGTTTTTCAGCCAGCTCCAACCGGAGTTGATACCGTTGGCAATACCGTTACAGATATTGCTGCCGACGCCGGACCAGCCCTGATTCTGAATCGCATTTTTGATGCCGCTCCATGTGCTGGACGCGGTAGATTTGATGCTATTCCATGTGCTGGACAGCGAGGACTTGATATTGCTCCATGTGGACGATGCAGTGGATTTCATGCTGTTCCACGCGCTGGAAGCCGTAGTCTTCATGCTGTTCCAAGTGGAGGACGCAGTAGACTTGATATTGCTCCAAGTGCTGGACAGTGTAGCTTTTACGCCGTTCCAGACGGTGGAGGTGTTTGCCTTAATGTTGTTCCAGCCGTTGCTGACAGTGGTTTTCAGGTTTGTCCAAGTGGACGATGCTGTGGTCTTGATGCTCGTCCAAGCCGAAGACAGCCCGCTCTTGATACCGTTCCACGCGCTTGTGGTGCCAGATTTGATGGCGCTCCAAGCATTTGAGATACCGGTTTTGACGGTATTGCAGGCAGACGACACACCGGATTTGATGCCATTCCATGCACTGCTGATAACGCCCTTGATTCCGGCCCATGCCGTGGTAGCGGTGGACTTGATACTGCTCCATGCGTTACTGAAGAAGGTCTTCAGCTTTTCGATTACGCCGGAGAAGAAGTCTGTGATCTTGTGCCAAGCATTGGCAATGCCCTGCTTTAGTCCGTCGATAAGGAATGTACCGATTTCTGCGAATACAGTAGACGGAGAGTGGATGCCAAACAGGTTCTTTACCCAGTTCACAACGGGGTCTACGACGTGCGCTTTCAGCCACGAACCGGCGTCGCGCATTGCGTCTCCGATTCCACGGAAGAAACCAGCGATAGAATCGAGGCCGATTGCCTCAAACAAACTTGCAAGCAGGTCGGATATTCCGCCAATGGCCCCTACAACAATACTGACAAGAGCGGTCGCAAGGGATTCCAGCAAGCCGAGCCAGTCAATGTTTTCGATTACCGCACCCAGTGCCTCCCCCAGACTGCCAATCAGGTTTTGCACCATTTCGCCCCAGTCATGATCTGAAAACAGAGACGTAATGAGATCGAGAACGCCGGTTATGGCTCCACTGACAAACTTGCCAAGCAATTCACCGAAGCCGTCCCAGTCAATGTCGGTGGTAAGACTTTCGAGACAAGCCCAGATTTCGTCTGCAAGGCCGGTCCAATCGACCTGATCCACAAAGCCGACAAGCAGATTGAGCGCTCCGATAAGCAGGCCGCCAAGCAATTTTGTCAGATCAGAGAAAATTCCGCTCCAATCAATTCCGTTGAGAAAATCAGCGATTTTTCTTCCGAGCATTGCCCAGTCGAAGTTCTCGACAGCAGCCACCATACTTTGGAGCGCCGTTCTGATTTGCGTACTGAGCGCTTTGGCAAGTGCCGAAAAATCAATGTCCGAAATGAAATTGCTGATGTTTTTTGCGAGACTTCCCGCAATACCGATCCAGTCGGCGGCGTTCACGGTCCCGTACATGAAATCCGTGATGGCCTTGCTCACTGCTGCGCCGTCAAGCGTACCGAAAAAGCCATCAAGCGATTTCAGGATGATTGCCCATTTCCCGGTCAGGATCACACCGAGATTTCCCCAGTCCACGCCAGTGATGATGTGGTTTAGGAGTTCTGCAAAGCGCGACGCAAGGTTTTTCCAATCGAAGTTCTGGATGAACGTCGCAAGGAACGTCAATGCGCCGTTCAAATAGTACCCGATCTTATCGCCGATGCCCGCCCAGTCTACGGTATCGACCATTTCATTGAGCTTTGTTGCCAGCGTGTTTGCAGCTGCGGCCCAGTCACCGGCCTTGATTTGCTCGACCATAAGTTTTGCCCAGTCGGGCAGCGTTACGTCGGGCAGACTTCCGAGATCACCGGCACCGCCTCCACCCCCGCCGCCGTCGGAGCTGTTGTCGCTGAGAATGTTCAATTCATCGAACGCGGCCAGCTGCCTTTTGAGCTTATCGGTAGCTTTGGATGCCGCCCCGCCTGCGCTGCTGATTTCTTTGGCGGCGGTCTTGCCATAGATGCCAAAGAGCTTGAGAAACGCGGTCACATAGGCGACGGCCTGCGCAACAAGGTTGATAATGCGCGTGATGATCGGCCCCAGCAGGTTTCCGATGCCCGACCAACAGGCGGACAGCGTATTGGAGAGCTGCTGATTTTCGGCCATATAGGCGCTGACCGCTTTCCGCAGCAGCGCCCAGACGCCGCGCGCGCCAAGCAAACTGAGTGCAAATTTCTTCGCGCCGGAAATCAGCCCGCCAAACTGGCTGTTCATCTTCTTGCTGTGGAACAGCATTTTTGCCATGCCGGATGCGGCGGCCTTGATACCGGACACAAGCGCCCCGGCAGCCGACTTTGCCGCTCTGCCGATGAAAGACGCGACATTTCGTGCGCTACTGGCGAGGCGGCTCATAAGGCTTTCCGACTGTTGTGTACCGGCGCGCATTTCATCCAGACGGGCCGCTGCTGCGGACAGTGTAGATTCCATCTGCGCGTATTGCGTCGTGTCCACGCCCGCTTGAAATGCGGTGCCGGAGGCCTCCATTTTCGCCTTTGCGGCTTCGAGCCGGTCATATTTCTGTGCGGTCAAATCAAGGTCGTATTGCAGGTTTTTCCACTGGGCGGAATTTTCACTCACGCCGAGAGCCTGCATTTTCTCCTGCTTATTGAGGAGGGATTCGAGCTTCTGACCGGCTTTTTCAGTCTCCGCACAGAGTTCTGCGTATTCCTGTGTAGGGAATTGCGTCTGACCGACTGCATCCAGCCGTTCCTGAAGCTCCGCGATCTTGCTTTCCAGCGTGCTTGCCTTCCCCTCAAAGGAGGTCATAGCGCTCTCACTGCCGGACATGGCCTTCTGGAAGGTCGGTTCCAGCTTCTGCACGCTGCTGTTTACGGCGTCAATCTCACGCTGCAAACCGGATGCCTTTTCCGTCACACCGCCGATGTTCACCTGCGGTGTAGCTGTTTCCGGCGTAGACGTGCCGCTGCCGTTGGTGTTCTGTAATTCTTCGAGGGAGGCTTGCAGCTCCTGTACTTTCGCCTCAAGCTCTGCAACCTTATCCTCTGCGCCACCTGTATTGATTTCAGGTGTCAGCGGCTTGCTGAAAAGTTCTTTCAGCGTCTGTCCCAGATTCTTGACCTCTGTGGACAGTGCCTTGATAGCCGCAAGCAATTCAGCGCTTCCGGCCTTAAATCCGTCCGAATTTATCTCGGTATCAATGATGATAGAGCCGTCAGCCTGATCTGCCATTTAACCACCTTCTTTCTTAGCCGAGTAGCGCGTCGATCCTATCCTTTTCTGCCTGTTCTTCTTCAGACAGCTTCGTGCGTAGGGCGCAAATAGCGCGGTTGGAATTCCAGTATTCGCGCTCCCACTTTTCCAGCTTTTTGCCCTTTGCGCGCTTCAGACGCAGGTTGAGCACCTGCGCGAAAACGCCGTCCGAAATCTCCATGTAGTAGCCCATAAAGGTCCACCAGTGGACGTACCGGGCGGAACGGACCTCAAAACCGGCAACCTTATTGACCGCTGGAAACATGATGCTCTCGTCCTGTTCCCAGTCCATGACGCGCGGAGGAGGCTTTCCGCCCGTGTCCTCCGGCCTGTCATTGTGGTCAATAAAAGCGAGAGCGGCCTTGAAGGCCGCCTCATAGTCGTCTTTTGGAATTGCGTCGAAGTCATTGAACAAAATGAACAGGCAGATATAAGCCTTTTCTTTGTCTTCGAGGTCGGGATCACCGAACGCGATCACGATTTTCAAAACGTCCCGAAAATCGCTGCGAATACGGTAGAACTTACCGTTTACCTCAAGACTTCGCGGCAGTGTTCCGATCATTTTTTACCGCCCTTGTGCTTGCCGGTACGGTAGCCGTGGGTGTACCGCTCAACACGGGAGTTGACTTTCTTCACCTCGCGGTCGAACTGGCGGGAGATATAAGCACCGACCGCAGACAGCGCGTTTTCGCAGTAGAAATGACCGTTGATGGGGGAAAACGGGTGCATCTTGCCGAAGAACGCCTCCGACATATTGCCGCCAAAGAGCCTGTCACAGGCGGCGTACAGGCGCTTTTCGGCCTCACGCAGTGCTGCGAACTCGGCTTCGTTCTGTTCGTCCACAGTGCCGTCCGGCTTGATGTTGACGCTTTCCAGCGGCTCGACGATCTTGTCGAACTCTGCGGCAACACTGTTGAAGCGATCCACAATGCCAATGTCGGTCGGTCGGAAGGAGAATTCCCCGATCTGTTCCCCGTGCTTGTTTCGGATAGGCACCTTTACGCTGCCATCGTCGATGATGATTTCATTGAAATTCTGCTGTACCAATTTGTCAGCCATTGTAATTGCCTCCTGAATTCAAAATGTTGCCGCCCTGCGCTCAGTACGCAGGGCGGCGGGGGTGGATGATTAGCCCGCAGCGTTGGCGTCTGCGGTGAAGGTCTTCGTGGTGAGGTCGAAGGTGCCCTTGACGCGGTTGCCCGCGTTGTACACGGTAAAAGGAATCTGCACGCCGGAGGTGTCACCGCCGACAGATTCGGGAACGACCCACACGTCTTCGCGGTAGGCCCATACCACGGTGCCGTCACTGTTAAGCAGCACGTCAACCTTCGTGGTCATGCAGTCGTCGCCGGTCAGTCGCTCATTGGCGATCTTGGCGAGACGTTCAAACAGCGGGTCGCCGCTGTAGGCATAGAAGGGGTCAACCTCAGACTGCACCTCGTAGCCATTGTGGACGACGTTCTGTTCGCCCAGAATGTTTTTGTTGACCTCAACATCGGGGTTCAGCTCCTCGTTATACTCCTCAAGGTCCTTGCCGAGACGGGTATAATTCGGGGCATAGGTTTCCTCGCCCTGCGTCTTGACGCCGAACTTGGCGTCAAGGAAATGGGCAAGATACTTGCGTTCGATTTTCGGCATAATTTCAGCTCCTCAAATATCAAATTCGTTGTTGTAGTCCAGCCGCAGGGCAATGAGCCAATCTTCAACGCCGTCCTGATAGGCGGAGTTGAGGTAGGCGGGGCTTGTGCGGCTGATTTTCTTGATGACGCGGTTGCCAGCCAGCAGCGCGGGGTATGCGCTGAGCTGGTGGCTCTTGCCGTTCAGCGTGACCGGCTGCCGCTCAAGCCACTTGCCCAGCGCGTCAAGAAATTCCTTGATGCGGATGCGCTGGGTTTCGGTTTTTGGGGCGGCGCGATAGACCACATTGAACGGGTATTGGCAGACCTGCGTGACGTGTCCGGTGACGTCCTCTGTGCTGCTCTGCAAAGCTGCACCGGAAATCGGAAAGAATCCGATCCCCGAAGCGTCCGAGAGCGTGGAGAACAGGATGGATTTGCCGGTGGTCAGACCGGGAAATCTGTTCAGCAGGTCAAGAAGAATTTTACTGACGGCCTCAGAGCCGTCAATGTCGATGACCGTTTTCGACGGCATGGTTATTTACCTCCGATTTTCTCCTTCACGCCGTCGATCCAGAATTGCTTGTTCTGCCGTTTGGCGTGTTCAAACCATTGCGGAACGGCCTGCGGATTGGAGTATTTCAGCGGCCTATCGGTGGCAACGAGCTTCGCGCCCTTACGGAAACGCAGGACGTATTCACCGGGGCCTGTGGGGATTTTGCGGGGGCCTTTGCCGGTTACGGAATCCACCATGACCTTACCGCCGTACTGGTAGCGCGCATACGGACCGGGGAAGATGACCTTTTTCCCGTCGTCCTCCGTGTGGGAACGCTGCTGCAAGCTGCCGGTCAGCAGCGGCATACAGGCTTTGCAGTCCTCAAGCACACGGTCGCCCAGCCACTGCTGCGCCTCGCGCATACGCTGATCCAGCGCGCGCAGGTCAACAGTGACGTGTACGCCGCCGTCAGAGTAGGAGATTTTCGGGAGATCAGACATTACCGCCCTCCGATCTCGAAGTGAGGGAGAAGGCCGTAAAAGCCCGCAGAGCTTATCAGGTAGATACCGTCGCGCTCTGCGTTCAAGGCGTGGTACAGCCCCTCGTCGTAGTCGTCGTCGGTCAGCGGCTCGGTGTCAGGCCATGCACCGGCAAAAATGAAATCGCACTCCGGGGCAAAGGTGATGTGCTGCGCTGGATTGTCGCAGCGGGCATACTCCTTCGGTCCCGTGTAGCTTTTCATCCCCGCGCCTGTGGGAATGCGCTTGTCCGCCGTGCAGTGGACGATGATGTCCACGGCGTCGGCGTTGTTGCCTCCCGCAGTTGTCGCGCTGTTGGCTTTTGTGGTCAGCAGGTCAGCGCCGGAGATGACGGACGGAAACCAACGCCCGGTTGCGGCGTGGTAATTAAAGACCGTTATTGTGTCGCGGTACACGCCCAACACCTCCCGCATACAGCAGATTGACGCCGTTTGCATCCGGAATGTTGGCCAGATACTGCGCGGCAATGCTGCCGATCAGATTTGTTTGTGCCTCCGCGCTCGTCGCAGCGGCAGCATAAACGGAGCTGTTCGCGCCGCTCGTCGAATAGGAAATGGATTCCCGTCCGGACGAGATAGACGCGACAGCCCCGTGATAGCTTCCGTCCTCCGCTTTCTGCGCGGAAGATGCCCTCCGCTGGACGTCGATCCAGTAGAGGGCTTCGGCAATGGCACAAACAGCCTTCTTGACCTTGGCGGCGTGGGCTTCCACGGTCGGGAACGCGAACGTGAGCCGTCCGAAGGTGATCGCGTCCAACTCGTCGCTGGCGCGTTCAAGCCACTTCGGGGCGGTTTCCTCGGTCAGCGTGTCACCGAAGTAGCCGGAGCCGTAAAACGTAAAGTCTGTGTATGCCATATCAACGCCTCCTTAGTCTTCCTGCACCTCGGTGGGGGCGTCCGTTTCGGCCTCGGCAGGCTTCTTCCGGCGCTTGCCCTCCGCCTTTGCGGGCGCGGGTGCAACAGCAGGGGCGATTTCTACGGCTTCGTAGATGGCCGACCTCTGCATCAGCTCAATGCTGGTTTCGTCGGTGGCCGCTACGACGTTGCCCGATTTCAGGTTGCGAAACAGCATAGCGTCCTCCTTACATCAGGCCATGGTGTAGTAGGTGGTGCCGGACGCGAACTCCGTGATGGAGACGGCAGTGTACACGCCGTTGGCCTCGGTGTAATACTGAGTACCGGCAGCGTAAGTGGTCGCCTTGGTGAACACGCCGGGCTTGAAGATCAGGTCAGGCATGACAACGGTGGTGCCGTAGTGGTAGAACAGCTCGACGCCGTAGGCATTGGAGAGAGGGATCTTCTCGGCGGTGTACTGGTCGGCCATGATGGGCTGAGCAACAGCGCCCTCGACCATGAGCAGGTAGTTACAGCCAGCGGGAAGGTGGACGCAGCTGTACGCGCGGACGCCGTGCCACACAAGGAACTCCTCGGCGGCGGTGTTCACGTTCGCGTTGTTGGTCTGCTTGTCAAGGTCGTTACGGATCATACCGTAATACTTCGGGGACAGAACGAGGTGCATCATGGAGCGAGGCACGCCGTCCACGAAGTCATTCTGGGTGGTTTCGCATTCCTGAATGATGGCTTCCAGCTCGTCAGAGATGGTCTTGTAGGCGGACAGGTTCAGCACAGTGGCCTTACCGGCAGCAGCGGCAAAGAACGCATTGTCCAGCTCGGCAGCCATACGCAGAATGTGGTTTGCGGAACGACGGTCCAGAACGCCGTCAACGCCGTACAGGCGGACGTCCTTCTGTTCCAGCTCCTCGACGATCTCGCGGTCGGTGTCGATGGCAACAGTGACGGGCTTTGCCTTCACGGCGTCGCCCTTGCCTGCGGTACGCGCGGTGCCGTAGTTCTTGGGGGTGGCGTTGACGAAGCGCTTAGCTTCGACGGTGCCGGAAACGGGATCGCCGGACAGGTCCATGTTCTTCATGGAGCCGGAGATCAGCGCCTTCTGGACGCCCTCAATGGTTTTGCCGTACAGCTCGGCAAGATATTCCTTGCCGTCGCTTTCCAGCAGGATGTTCAGTGCGTTAATACGAGGCATAATTCATACTCCTTTGTTTATCAGAAAATTTTGGGCGGGGTGTACTTCTCAGAGCCGGTGCCGGGGTCGCCCGTGGGTCCCGTAAAAGCAGGCGCTTTTTCCTTCTGCTTTGCCGCCTTTTCTGCGGCTTCCTTTTCCTCGGCAGTCTGATACAGACCGGCGTCCTTCTGCTTGGCAGCTTTCATAAAGTCGTCAAAGCCGAAAAATGCGCCGTCCTTCCACGTCAGACCGGCGTCCGGAGACATACACTCGGACACAAGGGCCGTGCGGGCAAAGGGAGAAGTGACGCCGTACTCGTCCAGCTTCTTGGTGATCCAGTCCTTCTGATCGCGCTGCGTGATCTCGCGGGTGAATTTCTTCTCCGCGTCCTCCGCCTGCGTCTTGTAGGTCTGGATTTCCTGCTGAATCTGCTGCGGGTCGATGCCCTCAAACTTCTTCAGCGTGGTTTCGGCAGTATCGAGGCGGGTTTTCAGGCCGTCGCGCTCTGCCGTGAGGTCTGCAATGGTCTTGTCCTTGGCGGCCTTCGCGGCCTCAACGTCTTTCCCGTTGAGCGCGAACACCTGCTTGACCTGATCTTCATTCAGCCCCAGTGCGGTCAGTTCTTCGGTTTTCATAGATAACCTCCTGTATAACGGCAATAGCAGATATTTAAGACGTTGCAGCGTCTGGCCGTTTTCGGCATTGTTAGGACCGCCGATAGTCCAATTTTGTACCCCCGCCGGAGTTGCACCGGCGATACTGGAAGGGGCATAGAAAAGCAGAGCCTCGCAGCGCCGAAATGGTGCTGTAAAGCTCTGCTTTGCGATTATTTACTTGCTGCGGGCGGCGGCAATGGATTTTCGCGCGTCTTCCCGCGTCCATTTTGCAATCTGGATGCGGTCAGAGAGGCGCTTCAGGGCGTTGTCCGTGCAGAACTGGTTATAGTCCAAATTCTGCTTTTCCAGCAGCTTTGCCGTCCGTGTGTACTGCGCTTCAAGTGTAGCTTTTACGCCTGCGTCCTCCGCTGCCTCAATGGCCGTGCGAAGGCCGACCAGCTTTGTTTTCGTGCGCCGGATGCGCGATTCCTTCCCGCGCTGCTTCTGGCTGAGGTCAAAAGCTCTCTTGTTCTCCTCAGCGTCGAACTGCGCGTATGGGTTGTGCCGCAGATCGCCGGGGCCGAAGCTGTGGCGGCAGTTCCAGCCGCACAGGCCCTCGCCGGTGCCATACCCTGTGGATTCCGCGAAAAGCGGCAGGTCAGGCGTTCGGCCTGTCCGGCTGTAGAACTTGCCCTGCCACCAGAAGTGATTTCCGGGGTTTTGACCGCCGTCGCCGTAGCGTGCGCCGAGGTGCGCTGACACAAGCACAATGTCCCAGTCGCGTTCCTCCATACCCTGAACGGCCATATTGCCGGACGCCTGCGCGACGCCGGTACGAACGGCCCGCAGCACAGCGGTTTCGATGGTGTCAACGTGTCCGGTGGGATAGACGACCTGCGTTTGCGTGTCAACAATGCTGCTGACGGCCTCCTGTACGGCCTGCGTGTACGACGTCGCGCCGGACGCCACCTTGAAATGTGCGGTGTCCAGAGCTTTCAGCAGCCGTTGTTGGCTTGCGTGCGCGGTCGTGCGGGTGAAGTTGTGGACGGTGCCCGCCGTGCGCTGGTAGGTGTCCTCAAGCAGCCGGATCATGCTCTCAGACTGTGCAAGCTCAATGCCCGCAAGCCCGTGTTCAACATAGAAATTGCTGTCGTAGGCAAGGGCTTTGATACCGGCGTCCTCGAAGATGCGCTTGATCTCTGCGTCCGTCGCCTTCGTCCAGCGCTTGATTTCCCGCTGTACGGCGTCCAGATGGCCGCCTGCGGCTTGATAAACCTCAAGCTGCCATTCATCCGAGGCGGTGAGAAAAACGCCCTCACCGCGCCCTAACCGTGCCATAACTCGCCGGATAAGGTCGCTGGTGATCCACACGTTCAACTCGTCGATTTGCGGGTACAAGGTTTCGATGATATCCAGAATCTGCTGAGGGGTCAGCATTTATGCCGCCTCCTATTCTGCGCCGAAAAGCTGGGCTTTCTCAATCTGCGCCGCGTCAGCCTCTGCGGTCATAGCCTTTGCTTCTTCCTCGCTCATGCCCTCGAACTTTACGAAGTACATCCACTTCGGGACCCAGCCCTGCATGACGTAGGCGCGCCACGAGGCTTTGTCCTCCTCATAGTTGTAGGTCACGTCGCCGAAATTGAAATTGACCTCATATTCGCCCAGCGGCGCGAGGTTGTAGAGCGTGACCAGCGCGTCAGCACCTGCCAGCGCCTGTGTGATGGCGTCCTTGAGCGCGTCGCGGTCGGTCTTGATCGTCTGGATGGTGTCGCGGTCGTCGGCCTCGACCTGTGTTGCGGTAATCATGCCCGTCTGGCCGTCCAGTACAAACACGCCTTCGGAAAAGCCGCATTTGACACCGGCCATAGACAGGTCGAAGTTGATGTCCTTGATCCGCGCGTCGGTCAACAGCGTCGGCGCGTGCTCATGGATTGCGGAAACCTCGCCGTCAGACAGGCCCATACCGAGGCCCTTCACGAAACGCGGCAGCTCGACGTTGCGGTTCTGCGCGTTCTGAATGAGCTGCTGCCCGACGAAGGTAATGTGCTTGCTGTCCTCGATCTCCGTATTCTTGCGGCTGACGGCAATGTCGATGGCCTTCAGCTCTGCAAGAGCATTGGCAAACACGGAAAGTCCCAGCGGGGACGACGGGTCAACAGTGTTTGCACCGGGAACGCGATAGTAGCCGAACAGCGGCGTTTCAAGGTTGGTAATGGTAACTTCGGGGGCCAGATGCGCCCATGCGTCAACCTTGTCAAGCGCCACCTCCTCACCGAGGGTAACTTCGCCCTTCGTGCTGAGCCGGTTTTCAAACGCCTTGTTCGTGATCTTGTAGAGCTTGCCGCCCTCTGCGGTGCTGCCCTCGAAGCGGTGGTATTCAAGCCGTGTGAAATGGCGGCTGCCCTGCGCGGTATGCGCCGCAAAGATAGCGCCGACGATTTCGCCGTTGTCGTCCTTCGCCGTAATGCCGAAGTTGCCCGGCAGGATGAAGTCCCATGTCTCGCCGTTCCACTTGAGCATGATGCCGCCCAGCCGCTCGGCCTCCGATACACGGTCGGGCAAGCGCTTGAGCAGGTCGTCGGCCAGCCCCTGCAAATAGTCGGCACGGGGCGAGCCGGAAATAGCAATACCAATGTCCAGCGTCACCAGCTTTGCGCGGGTGTCGCTGATGTGTTTTGCCATGTTGATAGTCCCGATTTCATCCTCGGCATTCAGCCAAGGCGGCTTGCCGGTAGAAATGCGGTCCCAGTTTGTAAGGGCGCTGGACATTTCCGGCGAGGAAATGAGTTCAACGCCAAATGCTTTCGCAATATCGGTCCCGCTATGAATAAAAAGCATTTTGATCCTCCTTAGCAGGCGCGTAAAAAAATTCATTTCGTCACCGCCTTAAACTATCCATTTCAGTTCATTCCGCAGGGCAGTCCGGCAGAAATATCTGAGCTGGTCCATGCTATGGTCGTTTTCCTTGATAACCGCGTCTTCGGCCTTTTCCTCGTCCCATGAATACGTCTCGAACTCCTCGAAGGTGCTTTTGCAGCTCTTGTGGAAATACAGGCACCCGGCGTTCAAGAACTTTGTAACGTCCTGAATGCCGTTCAAAACGTCGTTGTCGGCCTTTACAGCCATGTATTTACCGTATTTTTGTATCGTCTCGATCATGGACGACGCGGACGGGTCAATGATGATGTACTGGATCGGATAGTCCCCGATCAGGTCGCACAGCATCTTGTAATACGCCTCGTTGTCCACACGGTTGTTGCTGCCACCCTTGTAATACAGCTCCTTGACCATAATGGCTTTTTGCTCCGAGGGGCTGTAATCGTACAGGCCAGCGGCAAACGGGTTGACGGTGCCGTAGTCCACGGACACATAGTAGCGGTGCCGTGGATTGAGCGCCGGGACCTTTGGAACGATATGCGCCGAGCGGTCGAACATGGGGTAGACAAGGCCCTCGGCCTTTACCCACAAACCGAGGATATAGCGCCGGTAGAAAACGCCGGTGTACATCCCCTCGTATCTGGCCTTGATTTCAGGCGCAAGGCTTAGATTGTCGTCCATCGTGAAATGAAGATACAGGATGTTCCGCTCTCGCGCTTTCTTGATCCATTCCACATAGAACCAGTGACCGGGGTTTTCGGGGTTGCAGTTGAACCAGAACTTAGAACCGGCCACGCTGCAACGAGCCATAGCCTGCTCCACGAAAGAGCGAGGCATAAGGGCCACCTCATCGAACAGCACGCCCGCAAGCGTGATGCCCTGCACAAGTGTGTAGCTTGACTCGTCCTTGCCGCCGAACATATAGTAGCTGTTGGTCACGCCGCCAGACGTGATAATCAGCTTGTTTTCACTGCGGCGTTCAGTGATTGAGAAAATGCCCTCAAGCCATTGCGGCATGAGGGTTATAACATTGCGGCGCAGCGATTCAATCGTCTTGCCGCATATAGCGAAGTTCTGACCGTTGAAGCGGCTCATGCTCCACAGGATAAAGCCGTCTGTCATGGAAACGGTCTTGCCGGAACGGATAGAGCCGTCACAGATGATGCCGTCACAGTCCATGAACTGCGGCTTATTCCACCACGTCAGCGTCAGGAGCTGCCGCTTGCTGAAGTTCTGGTATATCATCCGTGTTCACGTCCTCCTTTGTGGCATTCTGGATAGCTTCAAGCAGATTGTTGTCCTTTGCGCTACCGGCCAAGCCGGTTTCGCCGGTGATGTCCATGTAGAGCTGGATCGCATAGGTGTTGCCCGCCTGCGCCGACCGCATAAGAGCGTCGGCCACAAGCATTTTTTGGGTCAGCACCTCAGACGGGATGCCCAGCTTTTTCAGGCGGTTCTGCTTGCGCTTATCGGTAATCGGGAGGCCGGAATACAGCTCAAGAAGGTCAGCCATCATTTGCCGTTCACGGCGTTTCTCCTGACTGGCTTTACCACCAGCAGAGCGGATAGCGTGAGCCTCTTCTTCGCTGCGTTCGGTCAGAGGAATGAGGTTCTTGTCTTGTGGTCTGCTCACGCTTCACACCTCCTATCAGTGGTTTTTCCTCCTTCGTCACTTCGCTTTCTGATAGCTGTACTTGTAACCGAATTTCTGCTGATTGGCTTTCAGCCACTTAGAAACGGCGTCGTTGTAGTCCTTGCCGCTGAGCTGGGCGCTGTTGACCGCCTTTACAAAGCCGGAAGCGTTGAAATGCGTGCCCTTCGTAAAGGTGTACACGCCCGCATATCGCGCAGTATCATCGCCGCGTCCGGTTTTGGTGCTGACGGCCACAATGCCGCGCCGGGTGCCGAGGGCGGTATTGATAACGTCCTCTTTGCTGAAGGTCGGCCAGCCGTCGCGCGGGTGGTTGTGAATGGCAATTTCTTTGCCGTTGCCGGTCAGCCCTGAAATACTGCCCGCGTTGCCGTGGCGGTATTTCGTAGCGAAGCCCTGTTCATCCACGACCACGCCGTGTTCTTCCAGCGCGTCGCCATGCGCGGCCACAAAGGCGCGTACCATGTCCTCATAGACACGGTTGGAGCCGATTTTGACATTCATACGCGCAGGCAGGTCTGCGGTGGTTTCGTCCTTGCCGCTGCCGCCGCCAGAGGACGGCCAGCCGCCGCTAAAACCAATACCAGAACCACCGCCGCGCCCGCCGTGCTCTACGGGGAAGGTGATCTCCGTCCATGCGCTGATCCGCTGCTCAAGGGTCTTGCCGTCAATCTCAAAGTGCAAAGCCTCGTCAAGGCTGTTGAAGGATGCAATGATCTTGCCGGTTGTCAGGCTGTACAGCTCAAGCGGATTGCGGAAAAGCACCACCTTGTCGGTCGCATAAACGCCGTTCAGACGCTTGAATTCATGCTTGAATCTGTCAAGCTGCATATTGTCTCACCTCTTTTTGGGTATAAAAATACCGCCAGCGGAAAGCCGCTGACGGTTGAAGTCTTGTTCAGTTTACACGGATGACGGGTTTCGGGCCTTTGCCCTTGCCGCCCTCCGCTTTGGTGGGCTTTGCGTCATAAGGCGCGCCGGGACGCTTTCCGGTCTTGCCCTTCGCGGGCTGCGCGGGGGTCTTTTTTGCCATTGTGGGCCTCCTATCTGACGACGGGTTCGTCGTCGCTCTGGTTCATGTACTCCTTGAAGAACGCCTTCACGTCGTCGGGGGCGTCGTCTCTGATGCCGATGATCTCGTCCGTGTCCTCGTCGCGGATCACATAGCCCATCATAATCAGTTCAGGGTCATTTTCGTTTCTAATCTCACTCATGCTATCCTAACTCCCTTTTGAGAATTTTCCAAATTGCCTGAGACAGCGGCTTTGCGCGGCTGCCGTTGGCGCGATAGTCCGTGACGGCCTCGGCCATAGCCTCAGAACGGTTTTTGGTCGCATATCGGGAAATCTGCGCCACAAGCTGGTCATTCGTCAGCCCTTTTCCGGCTGCGGTTTTCTTTGCGGCCCTTGCGGCTTCGCTCACCACCTTCGTAGCGAAACGGTGCTTGTTCCATGCGTTGATCCGGTCCATAGTCCCGTAGTAGCCGGTCTGCGTGATGTTCTTGAACACCAACGCACTTTCCAGCAGATGCCCGATTTCGTGCGAGGCAATATGTACGCTGCTTGTGCCGTCAGGATGCCACTTGACGCGCACGTCATTTTCGTAGTTCTGATCCAACTGTGCCTGATCGCCCATCATTTTGGGATTGAGCTGCAATTTGCCGGACAGAGAAGCAGAGGCGTAGGCATTGGAACGGCTTTCGCTGCCGTTCAGCTCATGGATGCCGATTGCCGCCTGCGGGAACTCTTTCAGCAGTCCTTCAAGCTCACCGGCTGCCGAGCGCAAAACGCCGAAATCGACCTTATCAGCGGACGAATGCACCGTCACGCTGTAATGATCCTGCATATACTGTCGCAGCTCTCCGACGTCTTTTGTGTCAAGCGCGCTGCTGCCGCGCCCGGAACCGCCGCCACGTCCACCCATGTATTATACCACACTTTCTTTCGGTTTTGTAGTCCGCGCCTTGATCTGCTCCTGAAAAGCCGCCACATGAACGATAGGCCCGGAAATGCCTTCAGGCACAAGGCCGTAAAAGTAAATCGTCGATGGATTCAGACGGCGGAGCATTTCGTCGTAGCCGAGCCGGAAAAGCTCTGCGGCGCGCTTGTTGAGCTGCGTTCCCACACTGGAAACGGCCACAGCGCCGCCTACGGGTTCACCGTCAAAGCACCACTCGAAGCTGCTTTCGTCGCTCCAAGAGATGGTCGGAATAACCGTGATCCCGTTGCCTTGCCAGTACGCACCGAGCCAATGCTTGCGGTAATGGTTCCAGATTTGAACGGCTTTCGGGAAGTCCGTATAGGTCGAAAAATCCGGCGTGCATACTGCCTTGAAGCGCCGCAGCATATCAAGATAGGCGTCAGGATTCGTCCACAGGCGGTTGAACTGGTAGTCGTCTACGAAAAAGTGAACGGCTTTGTTCGCCGGGTCCTTGCAGCTTTTCGCATAGTTAAAGCCGATCCAGCTTTGAGGCGTGGCCGGAACTTCGGCCAAAATGCGCGGTATGTCAAAGGCTCCCGCGCCGATGAACTTTGCCCTATTCAGATTTTCGTAATTTCTCTGATCGCGGTACATGGCGCGGGCCTCCTATCTGCAAAAATAGAATTCAAGACACAGGCGGTAAGGCCGGAGGCAGAACCGTGTACCGCCTCTCGCGTGTCTTGAATTCCATGCTATAGTTTACCACAGGTGCGGCGGACATTTTGGGACCACTTTAGTCACTGGTGCTTTGCAGATACCGGTATACGCGCTTTCTCACGCTCTCGTCCGTATTGCCACCCCCGACGTGCATAGCCGTCTGGTGCCAATTAAGCCCGTTGATAAAGCGCAAAGCGAATATCTGCCGGGTCAAACTGTCCGGTATACCGGATATGTACCGCTCAAGGCGGGTACGCTCATGGATGCACTGGATTTGCTTTGCTGCGATAATGGCCTTCAGGTCAACGATTTCCGCCACGCAGCGGGCCAGCGTATCACTATAGCCGGGCGCGTGGGGCATACCGTCGTACTTTGGAGACTTTGGGGATGTCGTCATAGCCTCCAATTCGTCAAGCCTGCGCTTGTCTTCCTCGATTTCACGGTTCAGCCAATAAAGCTGAGATAGTTCTTTGATAGTCATGCTGCGGCCTCCTTAGCCTTCTGAATTCTAACCTTCAGGGCTTCCAACAGGCTATCCTGTGCATTGGCTTTGCCGCCCAGAGATTTAATAACGTCTTCGTCCGTGCCGCCCAGCACCACCAGATGGTGGACTATGACGGGGTACGGCTGCCCCTGCCGGTGCAGGCGCTTATTGGTCTGCTGGTACAGCTCCAAACTGTCGTTCAGGCCAAACCAGATGATGTGATGGCCGCCCTCTTGCAGGTTGAGGCCGTAGCCACAGGACGCGGGCTGCATCAACAGCAGGTCAATGTTGCCAGCGTTCCAGTCGTCTTCTTCCGCTTTGCCCTCGTACACTCTCACCCGCAAGTGTGTAGCTTCCAGCGCCTGCAACAGCCGGTCGCGGTCGTGCTTGAAGTTGTAGCAGATAATCGCGTGCTGCCCGTTCAGCTGCTCCACAGTCTCAAGCAGCGCCTCAATCTTGCAGTCATGCACGGTGATGACGTTCCCGTCCTCGTCGTACACAGCGCCGTTGCAGAGCTGTAGGAGCTTGCCGCGCAGAGTAGCGGCAGAGCCAGCCGTGATGACTGTCTCGTCCACCTGAAGCAGCGTGTCCCGCTCCAAGCGGTCATAAGCCTTCTGCGCTGCGGTGTCCAGCTTGACGGGGATGTCCTCATAGATCAGTTCGGGCAGGTCGAGGTAGTCTTCCGATTTCATGCTGATGCAGATGTCGGAAATGCGCCTGTAGATTTCGTCCGCTGCGCCCAGCTTCGGCGCATAGCTGAATATCGTCGTGCGGCTGCGCTTGTCCGGCACAAAGTATGCGTCGCGGTATGACGTGATGGTACGGCCCAGCCGCTGCCCACAATCCAGCAGATACACCTGCGCCCACAGGTCCATAAGGCTGCGGGGATTCGGCGTGCCGGTCAGCTCAACAATGCGGTTGATCCGAGAGCGCACCAGCTTCAGCGCCTTGAAGCGCTTTGCCTGATGATTCTTGAAGCTGCTGCTTTCGTCGATGACCACCATATCGAACGGCCAGCTGTGCCCGTAATAGCCCACCAGCCACTGCACATTCTCGCGGTTGATAAGATAAACGTCCGCTGTTTGGGCCAGTGCTGCGGTACGCTGCCCAACAGAGCCGAGGACGTGTACCAGCCGGAGGCAGGAGAGGTGGGACCACTTTGCAGCTTCTTTGTCCCACGTGCTTTCAGCTACCTTCTTCGGAGCAATGACAAGCACCTTCCGCACTGCCCAATATTCATACTTCAGCCGCTTGATCGCAGTCAGCGTGATAGCCGTTTTGCCGAGGCCCATGTCCAAGAAAAGCCCCAATGCCGGATCACGAATAATTCGATCAATGCAATACTGCTGATAGTTATGCGGGCAAAAATCCTTCATCCCTCAGTACCTCCCTGCATCGTGCAAGCACGGCTTCGATCTTCTCCGTACTATCGACCGCCGAGAAAACTTCAAAGCCCAATGCGCGCAACAGCCCTTGCACATAAGGCTGTCGCTTGCGTTCCGTTTTCCCCGGCTGCTTCGTTTCCACAAAAATCACCTTTGCGCCGGGAAGCAAGATGATCCTGTCAGGGACACCGGAGAAACCGGGGCTTTCAAACTTCAGACACCGGACGCCGTTGCCCAGCTTCTGGACGCCGGTTCTCAGCTTATTTTCGTAATAGGATTCAAGCATTTAGTTCCTCCTTGTCGGTAACGGTTGTAACGTTTTTGACCCCATTTTCTATAATTCCCTACGCGTATAGGCGCTATGGCGGATAACGCCCATACGCCCTTTATTACAGGTATTCAATAGAAAAAGTATGTTACAATGTTACAAAGTTCAAAAAGCCCTTGAAATACGGGCTTTTTCGCTGTAACGTCTGCTGTAACGTTTTTGTTACAGTGTTACACCGTTCTGCGCTTGTAACATCCAGTGTTACAGCAGAATGTTACAGCCTTTTCACGCCCGGACAAAGCCGCGCTGCACACTGTATGGGCCTACCCGGATGACCGTGCCAGACCGCTTCCAGCCGTCCAGCCGCGCCAGAATGGCGTTGATTTCCCGCGTGTCAGCGGGCTTCATTTCCCGGACATTCCCGTTGAACAGCTCACACCAAACTTCCACAGCGGCGATACGGTCACGGTCCACAAGCTCAAGTTCCTGCCCATCCGGCGTCCGTGTAGCTCCGCACCAGTAATCCCGCCGCCTGTCGATGGGCCACTTCGCCCAGTCAGCGGGCACCTGCTTTTCGACAAACGCGGCGATAAGGCCCTCGCGGGCGGACACCTCGCGGTGCTCCTCCTGCTTGATCTTCGCCTCCTGCTCCACGTCACCGGAGAGGTACAGCGATTCGCCAGCCTGCCAGCGGGCCTTTGCCTCCGCCCACAGTTGGTCGATAACATCGTCGGTCAGGTCGCGCCACACGGTTTTGGCGTGCGGCTGCTCGCCCACGTCCACGGGCCAGAAACGCCGGTTGCCGGTCGTGTCCTGAAGGAAGTCCGTCGTATTGGTGGAGCCAAAGAACACGCACTGCCGGGGCAGCTCCGAGACGTGACGGCCATACGCTGCGCGGTAGCGGTCGGCACGCAGGGAGAGGAACTGCTTGATGCGAGCGACGTCTGTCTTGCGGAAAGCGTCCAGCTCTGACACCTCCACCAGCCACACGCCCTGAAGCAGCTCTGATGCGTCCTTGCCCTCGAAGGTGCGGATGCTGTCGTTGAACCAGCCACGGGACATTTTATCCAGCAGGGTACTTTTTCCGATGCCCTGCGGCCCCGCAAGGATGACCATGTTGTCGTACTTGTAGCCGGGGATCATAGCGCGGGTAACGGCTGCGGTGAAGCTCTTGCGGCACACAGCGCGGTTGTAGGCGGTGTCCTTCGCGCCCAGATAGTCAATGAACAGCGTGTCCAGCCGGGGCACGCTGTCCCACGTCAGGCGCTCGATGTACTCGCGCACCTCATTGAAGGCGTGCTGTGAGGCATGAATGTCAAGGGCGCTGTCGATGTTGCCGCGTCCGGAAATGCCCCAGAAGCGTTCCATGTACCAGTACAGGCCGTTGCTGTCGGTGTCGGACCACAGGCGGCGTTTTCCATCCTTTTTCCACGGCAGCGGCCCCAGCACCTCACCGCGCCCTGCGAACTGATTGAGCGCGAACTTGCCCCGCAGGAGCGGATCGCCGTCAAGGATAATGAGCACATTGTCGATGGTGCTCTTGATCTTGCCGTCCTGCGTGCGCTGCAACTTCTCAGCCCATGCGGTATCGTCCTCCGGCGCGGGATCGTTGCCCATGCCCTCGAATTCCTTCATGGCCTGTTCGTGCTGCTCACGGTTGAGCGTGGCGCATACGGTCTTGTCGGCCAGCGCCAGATCGCACATAGCCTTGTAGGACGGGAGCTTTGCAATGGGCGTTTCCGGCGAAGCGTTGTCGTCCTTGTCCCCGAACTTGTGTAGCCGGATCAGGTCAAAGGCGTTGACCAGCCGCCCGCTGCACGGGTCCGTCGCGTGGTGGCTAAACAAGAACTTGCCGCCGTCATAGATGATCGCGCCGCCCGTGGTGGAACCGCCCAGATAGGTATAACGGTCGGGGTCGTTGTCCACGGCCTCATAGATGCCCGGCAGGTAGGCGTCCATAGCGGCCAGCACGTTATAGGTGCGGCAGAAGGCACCCACAAGGCCCTGCTTTTCTTCTGGGTCGCCCTGCTTCATAGCCAGCTTCTGATAGCTGGTAGCACCGGGGACCACCGGCCAACTCGTCAGATCGTGCCAGTCGGCGTATGTACCCAGAAGGGCGTCTGCGGAGATCAGCGGTGCGTCTACGGCCTTGTAGACGAACTCACTGTCGCAGCAGCAGGAGGGCCAGTACATGAGCCGGACCGTCTCAAAGGTGGTCGGGTCGGCCATGCCGATGCCCACATGAGCGGCCACACGGCGCGCGCACGGCTCGTATTCGTCCGGGGTCATAGTTCTATCGGTCGGGACAACGACGCGCAGACGCGGGCGCTCAGGCGTGTGCTTGCGGGTGCTGTAAATGCAGTAGCTGAAGCCCAGCTCGTCCATTTTGCCGATGACGGTTTCCGTCTGCCAGCCGGGGATATTATCAAAGTCAAGCGTGATGATGTCGCGCCCGGTCACGTTGTTTGCCTTGCGGCGCTGCCCCAGCAGGGAGCCGCCCACAAAGCCGCCGACGTCCTTTAGATCGTCCTGCTGCGATTTCTTCAGATGCAGATAATCTTGCAGGGTTTCAGCCCCACGGACCGGGGTAGACAGCCGTTTATAGAGTTCTTCGACGGACAGCACCGTCTGTTTCCAGACCATATCACGGCGGTTGTTGCCTACGGATATGGTGATTTGTCTGTCATAGTTCATAATCAGGTACTCCTGTCCTCAGGATCACCCCCCCCGTCACCGGGGAAGGTGTTGCCTCCTTGTGTAGCTCCGCACCGCTCATTCCCGCGCTTCTCCCGTGATCCGGTCAGACAGGTGGACCAGCTTTCCCGCACGGATGCGGTCCACCAGAGCGCGGTTGCGGAAAATAACCTTGAGCTGTTCCAGCATGATTTCCACGTCGGCAATCTCCTCGGCCAGCGCCTTAGAGTTATCCGCGCCGCGAAGATTCTTCGACAGCTCCTTGGTCAGCTCGGACATTTCCTCCATAGCCATCACAAGCTGCGATTGCTTGCCGTAGGTCCTGACAGCCTCGGCGTAGGTGTCGCACTGGACGGGTGCCACAATCGCGCTCAGACGCTCCTGAAGCTCCTTGTTCTTGCACTCGCAATAGCAGATTTTGTCCTGTGCCTGCCTGAGTTTGGCTTCAAGCTCGGCCTTCGTCATATCACTCATTTGAACACCCTCCCGGTCTTGACATCTTTGATTTCAATGCGGCTGACAAGCTCAAAGCCGCAGTTGCGGATGATGAATTTAAGAACCTTCACGAGGTCGCTCACGCGGCCATCCAGCGCGTTTTCTTCACGGACGATAGATTTCACGCCCTCATACGCTGTGGGGTCGTAGTAGCCCTCGCTGTTCCTCTTGGGGTAGTTTGCCATACAGCCCTCCTAACAATCGACTTCGATCACAGCGGTCGGGAATTTGTCGCAGTTGTCCGCAATCTGCCTGAGAAATTCCGCTGTGGATTCCACCGTGCCCCAGCAGTTGCCCGGCTCAAACTGCCGGTAGCGCTTCGGATGCAGACACAGCCGCGACGCGCCCTGCATGAGCACGGGGTACATATCGGCACAGCGTTTGCCGTTCCACTCAGAGGGATAGGAGCCGCACACCTCTTTAATCATGGCGGCGGTGTTGGACGTGTGGTTAATCCAGTCGTCACCGACGTACACCCACTGATCCGCGCCTTCAAGTTTGGCCTTGAAGCTCACATCATAGCTCACTGTGTAGCCGCCTCCTTTTCCTGATACTCTGCCATATACCGCAGCACCTCGTCTGCCTTGGCAAAAGCCTTGACCAGTCCGCCGTTTGCATCCGCCGACCGTACCACGGTATAACCGGCATAAGCGAAGGCGGGAGTACGGCCATTCAGGAAGAAGAAACACATATCCAGCGCGTCGCAGTACATATAGCTGTTTTTGACCACGAGGTCTTCTCGATCCAATTTGAAGCGGACCGCGAGCTTTTCCGCCCATGTGGCAGCTCTGCTTTTCGCCGTGATTCTGGTGATGTGTGCGTCGAGATTTGCGGCCTTGCAAGCGGCTTCAATGGCCGTTGCCTGCTGTTCAGTAGAAAGCTGGACGCACGGGATGTCTGTATCGCTTTTCATAAGTGAGCCTCTTTCCGCGTCATTTTTCATGGGCTGTCTCCTTTTTCCGCGTTCCATGCCGCAACGTCAACGCCGATCTCTTTCAGCTTGCGATCCGCAAGCCATGCGTCGTCATCGGGCATTTCGTAGTAGTTGACCAGATCATCGTGGATGACCGTAAACTGTTCCCACGCGCGCCGGAGCCGCTTCTTCCCAAAGCCGAGGTGCTTGTGCAGGAAATAAAGGATCATGGCGTCAACGTTGTTCAGATATTTACGGTCGGCCTCCACGATTTGCCGGTTGATCTCAATGTTCATGGCGCGCCGCTCTTTGGCGGTCAGATCAGCGCCGTAGACCGTGCCCTTGTACTGCTTAACTCTCATGGTGTCAGTCTTTCGTATTCGACCTCACCGACATATTCCCAGCGGGTCGTGGTGGAGCCGTCGTCGTATGTAATCCGATATAGGATTTCATATTCGGCGTCATGGTGTACGGTCTGGACATAAGGGACAAGGACGAAATCACCCTTCCAGACGTCATAAGTGTACTTGTATTCGGTTTCCACCGAATCGTATGCGGCGGTGTATCTGCGGTCTATGGCCTCGCAGGAAACCTCCGTTTTCTGCGTGCAGGCGCTCAGAGGAAGAACGGTGAGAATCAGGCACAATAACGCACCGATCATTCTTTTCATGTGCTGCTCCTTTCGTGGCGTCCGACCTCTGCGGGCGCAAACACATCCGGGTTATCAACAATGACCGAATGGAGCGCGTTCGCCAGCTCGTCCACACGCTTTTCGTCGTGGTCGCGGTAGCCGAGGCCGAAATAGATCGCATGGACCATTTCGTGGATGAAATCGGCCTCCATTTTTGCCGTGGCCTGCGGGCTGACACGGATAATCAGGTCGCCGTAGAGGATTTCCGCCGATACATTGTTGATACCGAGATCCATTTTGCTGGTGATCTCGACGGTGTAGGTCTTGCCGCCGATCTTGATCTTTTCAGGTATTTTCATCGAATTCACCTCGTTCTGTGGTTTTCCGATTGATCCGCGCCGCAGTTTTGCGGTATTTCTGCGGCAGCGGAAAAATCGTTATAAGGGTTTCGCCGTGGAAGATATAAACGTTGTTGCAGTAGATACGGACGTTGTTTGCCGTCTCGTGCTTCCAGTACAGCGCCGATATGTACCGGTTCAGGCTGCCGCTGGTGTCGCTGTGCCGGATGCCGTACCGCAGCGCATTTTCAGCGTTCTTGTGGGAGAGCTTCTTCGGCAGGCCGAGACGTTCCTTCGTTCTTCGCGCTGCGTGGTTGGTAACGCGGGTCATTTCCGCAGGAGGGCCACAAAGACGGCAATAATGCCGATCAATGCGACCACTGCGACGCTGATCCAGAGCGGAGACAGCACCCACCACCACGACCAAGCAATAACGTGTGTCAGCTTGAGTGTGATAAACACGATGGTCAGCAGACCGACGAAGCCGATTCCGCCGCCACCACTATTTTTCTTATCCATGTATTTCATTCCTCCTCACAAATGCGGATCAGGTTGTGAATGCCTCTCTGTGTGTAGCCGAGGATTTTACCGGTGCCCGCCCAGAACTGGACCAATGCGTCGTCGGATTTACGGCGGCAGTGGAAATGACCTGTGGCGTCGTTCTTCAGGACATATTCAATGTTGTGGGCTTCAAGCTGCCGGATCGCATACTCGATGCGGTCGGGATTCTTTGCTACCCGCTCCTTGTGATTCTGCCGGGCGTGCTCCTTGAGAGCATCCCAGCATTCATCCCTCGCCATGCGGATCACCTCCCGAGTCGAAGTGCTCAAAGGTGGCGACGCTTGTCATAGTCAGGAACAGGTCCGCGAAGAACTGAACGGCGGAATCGCGGTCAATGTTGTTGCGGTCGGCGGCTTCGAGGATTCCACGAATGGTCACGTTCGCCACACGAGCCATTTCGGAAGTCCACGCTTCCGCCTCTTTTGCGGTCAGTGCATTCATCTTGACGCCTCCTTTAGGCAGGTGGGGCAAACTTGCTGCCCCTCAGGGATTTCAGCGCCGCAGGAAATACAGGTGTTGACAGGCGGGGCCTTCGGTGTCTCCGTGGCGATCTCACCGGCGCAGGCGGCGTAACCGGCCAAGTCAACATAACTGTCGCCCTTGACGCCGGTCTTAATGCGGGCCACCTTGAGAAGCGCCAGCATCATAGCAACGTCTTTCGCGCTGTAGTGCATTCCGGTATACGCCTCCCACAGCTTGCCGATAAGGGCGAAGTTGTTTTCGGGTCTGCCGTATTCACGTTCTCGCTCTCCGCAGACACATTTACGCGCCTGTTCCAGAATTTCAGCTCGTTTCATGGTTAGCCCCCTTCGGCAGAATGTCATCAAAGCAAACAGGAACGATCTGCTGCAACTCACGCAGCAGTGGTGTAGCTACTTCCCGTATCTGCGGATGTGCGCCGGTTGAGGTGCGGAGCCGCAGGAAGTGACGCCACTCGCGGATATTGGCCGTCATAACGACCTCCGTTTTGAGGCTGTTCGGGAGCACTGCGCGGGCCTCCTGCGGGGACAGGCCCCAATTCAGAAGGTTGAAGTAGGCTGTTTCAGCGCGGCGGCAAGCCTCTTTCCACTCGTCGTAGGCGAAGGTATTCTCGTTCAGGTAGCACGGCTCAATGACCGTGATCTCGCTGCCGAACTGATCCTTTCCGTAATTACAGTAGCGGGTGCTCTCCTGACAATAGGATGCCAACCGGTGCCTGACGATCTCATGGCTGACGCCACGGTCACAAATGAATTTCACGGTAAAGCTGCAATGCTCCAAGACCGCTTCGTGACCGCGCTTGATGATACCGGCAACGAACTTAGGGGCGCTGTCGTCTGTGATCTTGCCCTCGGATTTGTAGCAGACGCGCCCGCACTCCTCAAGACGCTTCAGGATTACGCTGCCGTCAATGGGCGTGATGAACTCGAAGCCGGGCTTAATAATCTTCATCGTCGTCCTCCGTTTCATCGTCCCCGGTCGCAGCCTCATACTGGTCGTATGTAATGGCCCGGACGCACTCGACGGGAACGCCGAGCAGATCAGCGGTGTTCTTGCGCTGGGCGTAGAGGAAGCCTTCGCACTGAACCGAATTGTTGATGATGCCCACAAGCTGGTCGGCGGCTTTCGCGTGCTTCAGCGCAACGCTTGTGTAGCCGACGCTCCCAGCGCCGCCGAACACTTCGGCGTCCTTGACCTCGAAATGACAGGTCAACGTAATGTCAACCAGACCGATGTTAGCGTTTTGCATAGGATTTCCCTCCGTTATTGATGTGTTCCTCGTAGCTGTAGCGGATGCAGTAAAGCGCCACATAGAGGATGACAAGCAAATAACCGGCATACAGGAACAGCCAGTACCACGAATAGAACATGGACAGGACCACAGGGACGGCCAGAGTGCCGATTACTGCACCGGCGATAAAAAGGATCAGAGCCACCACAGCGGCGGTTTTAATCAGCTTTTCGCATTTCATATGAGTTGCCTCCGTAGATTTTGTGTTATTGTATTTTGGGTGGCCCCACGACCGGGGGCCGGATTTCAAAGGGAAATCAGATTAAACAGAAGCCGAACGCCACGCCGTAAGAGTTGGACGCGTAGTTGCCGTAGCTGTAACCGTTGCTGAGCACACGGGCGAAAGACGAAGACGACGACGCCTCAGGCGACCGCAGCCACCACCACCATGTTCCATTGTCGCCGCACTCCTTCACGCGGTCCTTCTCGCGGAGGAAGCACAGGAGCTGCGCGTCTTCCGGCTCACGTTCCGACCAGCGTCCCTTGCCGAACACCTGCGTCTTGGAGAGCAGGAACAGCTTGTCTTCGGTTTCTACGCGCTCACCGTCCACGATCTGGACGATTGTCGTCGGCGCAATAAGCGCCTGAAGCTCGTCCGGCAGAAGGGCGAACACGGTATTGTTGAGATACTGCCGCATATCGCAGGCAGCCCACGCGCCCTTGTTGTTGGGGCGCTTGTTCATGCAGTGCTCGTCAGCGAGGCAGTCTTCGAGGACGAAGAACCACTTGCCGTTCTTATCCTGTGTAGCTCTCACGGCCACTTCCTCGCCGTTCTTCAGATTGAAGATGACCAAATCGCCCTGCGCGATGGTGCCGTTATCGACCGCCGCCTTCAGCGCGGCCCATGTGGTTTCGTTGGTAGTAGAAGTCTTGATAAACATAAAAGGTTGCCTCCTTAATCTTTTTTGAAAAATGCTCCGACCCAGCCGTCAGCGCCGAGGGGCAGACCCTCAGCCCACGGGATCGGGGTTGACATGATCTTGACCACCTTGTCAAGCATGGCGTCGTTGGTGTCAAATGCGGCGGTGTCGATGACCACCTCGTCGTGAATGTGGAAAACTACAGGCAGCCCAGCGGCTTCAAGGTGTCCAATGGCCTGCGCCAAACAGTCGCGGGCGATAGCCTGTACGACATTCTCCACCAGCTTCCCGCCGTAGGTTTCGATGCGGCCCCACTTGTTCTTGTCGTTCACGCCCATATAGGTGATGGACGGGCCGCCCCAGCGGTTTTCTCCGACAGCAGGCTCCACATAATAGAGCTTGCGACCGGACGGAAGCAAGATGGTCATGCAGGTCGTACCACGGATGCAGTCACATTCCCGCGCGAAGGTGCAGCAGCGAACGCGGAGAGAGCCGCCGTTCTGGATGACGCGGATCGCCGCGTCGTTGAAGCTGTACCAAAGGTTGCGGATTTTGGGGTTTGTGTTGCGCCACTTGTCCACGATGTCTTTGATTTCTTCGTCCGGCAGGTCGGCAAGCAGCTTGCCAGTGTCCATCTGCCGCATGGCGGGAACGCCGCCCTGATAGCCGAGGGCCAATTCTGCGACCTTGCCGCGCTGCCGGAGGGAATATTCGGGGTTGCCCTTCTTGATCCGTTCCAGCGGGACGCCGAACATCTGAGAGGCGGATGCTTCATAGATTTTGCCGTGCGTCCTGAAGACTTCAAGCCGCCATTCCTCGTCGGCCAGCCACGATATGACGCGGGCTTCGATGGCGGAGAAATCGGCGTCGATTAGGACGTTGCCGGGGGCAGCCACAAACGCGGTGCGGATAAGCTGTGACAGCGTATCATTCGGAGAGCCGTAGACCGTCCGCAGCGCGTCGAGCTTGCGGCCTTTGACCAGCTCACGGGCAAACTCCAACGGCTCCGTGTAGGTGCGGGGCAGATTCTGGACCTGCACCAGACGTCCGGCCCAGCGCCCCGTCCGGTTCGCGCCGTAGAACTGAAGCAGCCCACGGACACGCCCGTCGTCGCACACAGCGGCCTCGATGGCGTCGTATTTCTTGGTGCTGGTCTTGCCCAGCTCCTGCCGGATTTCCAGCATCCGCTGAACGTGGTCGGCATTGTCGCGGCCCAGCAGCTCTTTGATCGTCTCCTTGCGGAGAGAGGTAATGTCGTCGCCGGTTTCAGCGGACAGCCAGCGGGCAAGCTGCTTGACGCTGTTGGGGTTTTGCAGCCCGGAAAGCTGGACGGCCTCGTCGGTGAGCTGCGCGCGGATGGTTTCGCCCAGCTCCAACGCGCCTTCGCAGAAATCCATATCGACTGCCACACCGCGCGCGTTGATAAGAAGATCCGTTTCCCACTGTTTCTGAACGAAATCCGGAACCGGAAACACGGATAGGCGGCGTTCGATCTCCATTTCTGCCACAACGTCTTGACCGTTGTAGGTCTTGAACAGCTCCCATTTTTCGGGGTCGTGGTGCGGGTAGTTTCGTGTCCTGCCGCCGTTCGACTTCGTGGGCTTGCAGGGCACACAGAAATAGCGGATCAGGGCCTTGCCGGTAGCCAGCTTCTGTTTATCCTCCGGAATGCCCAGCGCCCGGCCTGTCGCGTCCAGACCTGCGGTGTAACCGGCATACAGACCGTGCAGCATCGTGTCACGCCACTGTGAAGGCGGGAGCTGCACGCCCATGTACTTACTGAGGCAGTACCATTCAAAGGCCGCGTTGTAGGCGTGCTTCAGGCACTGCGGGTCCGTCAGGGCGTGGATAACTTCCAGCGGGATTTTTTCGCCCTGCGCCATATCAATGACCTGAGTGGGCGCACCGTCGAAGCTGTACGCAAAAAGCAGAATCTCAAAGGCGGGGCTTTGCACATAGCGGTAAAGACCGGCCTTTTTCAGGTTCACGTCCGAGTACGTTTCGAGGTCGATACTGAGGTGGATCACGTCGCACCTCCTTATCGCTGGAAGGCTTCAGAGCTGGAATAAAGGCTGAGAACGTTCTTGGTGTTGACACCGCGTTCCTGAAGCTCCTCGATCATGGACCTGAACAGCGGGGTTGACTGCACATACTCGACCAGCTCCGCGTCGCTCAAGCTGGTTACATTCTTGAGGGACTGCTTGCGGTCATCGGCATTGAAGGGCGTCCAGACCGTATCAGAGAAGGTCGCGTGCTCGATGTCGGCCACGAGGATGGAAAGCGTCCGAGCGGGTTTCTGGACGAGCATACGCACCGTATTCAGCAGGTGCGGCGTCTCCATGTTGCCCACAGGGACGGCCTCGCCAACGCCGGTGATCCAAACGCCGGAATAGTCAAAACGGGTTTTCATATTTGCCTCCTTTGTGTCCTTGCCGGGCAGGCGGTCACTGTGTAGCCGCCTGCCCAGCGCTGTGGTTTACATGGGCTGACCGGTGATGGGGTTGATCTGGCCGGGAGTGTAACCGGCCTGCGGCTGAACGCCGCCAGCGGGATAACCGCCGTAGCCGGGAACAGGCGTTGCGGGCATAGCCGCGCCATACTGGCCGGTAGCATAGCCCTGTGCGGGGGTCGTCTGCGTGCCGCCAACACCGGCGAACTCAGCGGCAGTAACAACGGAGTTGCTGAGCGGTTCGCCGTCGCGGGTCTTCATCACGGCACGCAGGCCGCAGCCGACACCGCGCTTGCCAGCGGAGTTGTAGGCATAGAAGTTAATGGACACGCGGGCGTACATACCGCTGTAGATGTCCGTGGGGGCCAGTTCGCAGTTCACGTTGTCCGCGCCGCAGACATAGGGCTTGTTCTTACTGGATGCGGTCACTACCCAGCAGCCACGGCATTCCTCGCCAAAAGGCTCACCGGAGGGGCGCACACCGTCGCCGTCATGCACGACGGATTCGATGCGAGCGGGGCGGACGCCGTTCCACTTGGCGTTGACGCCGACCTCGGCGGCGGCGTTCATAGCCGCGTCAAGCTCCTGCTTGATAGTCGGGTTGGACTTGGGGATCAGCAGCGTGACGCTGAACTTCGGGTCGCCCACGCCGTTCTGCGGCGCACGGGCGGTCACGAGGTTGCAGTAGGACAGGCGGCATTCGGGGGTGAGAACTCTTTTCGGGTCATTCTGATACATGGTTTAATTCCTCCATAAAATTCATTCGGTTCAATATGTTCAGTCCTGTATCCGCAGGTAGGGTCAAAGGTTTTTGTAGATCGCATTGAAGGCGTTTCGGGTTACAGATTTGAGCGCATTCCGGTTCAAACGGGGCGCTTCCAGCAGTTCCATAATGGCGGTGAAGGATTCGCAGGCGTCACGGCACATATCCAGATAGCCGTCCGCGTTGCCCTCATAATCCTTGACCAGCTCCTGCTGTTTTTGGATTTCTTCCTTCAGCTCTGCGACGCATTCCCGGAAGCAGCGGGCGACATCATCTCCGAGCTTTTCGCGCAGCAGCCGTTCAAGGAACACGTCCTTGTCCTCGAAAATGACCTCCATGCTGCCATCATTGAGATATACCGTTTCAGCCATCGGACGCACCCGCAAACTCAGCAGCACCAACGCAATAGGCTTCGCGGCGGTCGCTTGCCAGCGCAAGTGTAGGTTTGCCCTTCGGCTTTGTGACACACTCGGAAAGCAGCTCCGCGAAGGTCTTCTTGCCGAGCATCTTTTCCAGCTCTGAGAGGGTCTTCGGCTTGCGGTCGTAGATCAGCACCTCGTCATATCCGGCGTCAATCAGCTTCTGGACAGCAGCGTCAACATCCGTGAAGGTGCGGTTGCTGCGGCCCTCCACCAGCTTCCAGCCGGGGATTTCGCCGCCGTCAAGCATAGCGCCGGTGGCGTAGTCCTGAAGGTCTTTGTACCACTGCACCAGACCTTCAGCCTGAATCAGCAGGTCGCCAACTTCGGCGTCCGAGAGGCACGGATTTTTTCCGATCTCTCGGCTGCCGTTCGCGGGGGTGAGATTCTTGAAATCCTCAAAGCCGGTGAAGAACGCGGCTCTTGCGGCACATTGCGCCTTGCCCTTGCAGAATCGGCAGTGCTCACCGGGGCAGAAATTTCCGGGGCCGTCGTAGGCTTCCTTTGCAAGGGGCTTGATGCTCTCGCCCCATGCAAGCAGATCATCCACACTGAGGGCGTCCTCGCTGGCCTCCTGTGACAGGCGGGGCTGACAGATACCCATTGATACCCACTTGATTTGGTCGCCGTAGATAGGCCCGTAGAGCTTCAGAGCACCCAGCGCATACAGCCGCATTTGCGGGTTGTTTTCAGCCGATACGGGAACGCCCTTGCCGTGCTTGTAGTCGGTGATGTGCAGCGTGTCGCCGCCAATCATGATACAGTCGCAGGTGCCGAAACCGTCCGGGACATAGGCCGTGAGATCGACCTTGACCTCCATTGCCACATGGGGCGGCGCGGCGTACTGCATGGCCTTCTCCGTGAGATAGTCCACATACGCTTCGGCGGTCCGCAGCATCTCGTCAGAGTACAGCGGGCGGGCTTGCAGCTTCTTCAGCTCAGAGTTGAATTTGCGGGTGGACAGGACAGTGAATTTCTTGCGGGCGTACAGCTCACAGATGGCGTGTGCCAGAGTGCCTTCCTCCGCATAGGAGCTTGTCCCATCCGGGAAGCTCTCCTCGAAATGCGGTGCCGCCGTACAAGCCAGCCAGCGGTGGGCGCTGGATGCGCTCAGAAGGGCGTGTTGTCTGGGGGTAGGCATTGTCCCACCTCCCGTTAAAGCTGCGCTCCGAGGGCCTTCAGCTCAGCACCAAAGGCGCTGTATGCCTCCTTCGGCAGCTGCGTTACGGCCTGCACACCGAACTTGCCCAGCAGGGCGAGGAGCTGCGGCATCTTGCCTGCGTCGATCAGCGCCGCACCCGCGCGGCTCAGTTCCTCCACGGTGTAGCTCTCAGCCGGAGCGGCGACCGGCGCAGTCGGGGCAACAGTCGTCGGTGCAGTCGGCTGAACAGGGGTGGGTGCAACAGTGCCGGTAGTTGGCGCAGGCTGAACAGGTGTCGTAGGGTTTACGACGGGAGCCGCAGGAGCAGGCGCGGCGGGGAAATCAACGTTGACAACGCCTGCGTTGTCGATGTGGTGGTTGTTCCCTCCGTGCTGATGGCAGACGAATTCGGGCTGCTTGCCGATGGCACCGGCCAGCGCGTTCAGCGCTTCCGGTAATCCGGGGATTTCGATGGTCATTTTGATCTCAAACATGATTTGCCTCCTAAATGTTCTTCAGATCGTCGATGATTTGTTGCCAGCTTTCAGAAACGTTCAAGACGTGCCTTGAGTATTGACTTGAGTAGTAGCCTTGCTGCCAGAGCTTCGCAGCGCCGCCCTCGCCGCAGTTATAGGCCATGAGGGCTTTGTGCTGGTCGCCGTACTTGTCCAGCAGCTCACCGATCAAGAGGACACCGGCAACAATGTTGCCCTCATAGTCGGTGGGTTCGATCCCAAGTCCGCGCAGGCGATCATAGTTAATCGGATGGACTTGCATCAGGCCCCAGCAGGTGCCGTTGTCTGCATCGAGGTTGAAGCTGCTTTCGCATTCCGCGATTGCCAGCGCCAGTGCATAGGGAACGCCGTAGTCCTCACACGCCTGCTGCATTACCTCCTGAAGCTCGTAGCTCAGCGGAATGTCGTCACTGTGTAGGAATCCCTGCCCTTCTGTCTCCTGCGGTACGGTTTCCGGCTCTGTGACCGGCTCGTCCGGTGTGTGGGCGGTAGGGGCTTCGGTTTCCGGCACGGACGTTTCAGCCGTGGGAGCGGGTGCGGTTTCCTCCGGTGCGGGCGCTGCGCCTGACGCGCAGTTGACGGCAAGGATCGTGATTACGACTGCCTCCAACACTGCCAGCACAAAGAGGCCAAGAGCGATACGGCGCAGCCTATTGAACTGCTGGTGCTGCCGTCTGCGTGTCGTCGTCATAGAACTTGCCTTCCTCTCTGCATTTCTGTAGCCACGCTTCGTAGCGGCGTAAATTCTCCGGATCGGAGTAAAACCGCTCAATGCCCGCAAGCAGCGTCCGACAGAGAATATCCATTTGTACTCGCGGAATCTGCGTACAGTCGATTTTGACGTTGGCCATGATGCTTTCCTCGTTTCTTACTGATTAACTGTGGGTTCGCTTGCCTGCTGCTCAAAGGCGTTAAGGTGGTCAGCAGTAATCCGATACTGCTTACCGATCTTTATAGCCGGGAGCTTTTTCGATCTGATCCACTCCCAGACAGTGGCGACCTTCACGCCGTAGCGTTCAGCCACCTGCTCGCAGCTATAAAAATGCTCCAAGCAAAATACCTCCTTTTTATTGACTTTTGCTCGGTTTAGTGCTATAATGTTCAGTGCCTACAGAACAATACTGACACTCAAACCGCTGCAAAGACCGATTTTTGCAGGGGCTGGTTTCGTTTACCCCTGTTCGGTTTACTTCATTATACCTCAGTTTCGTTCGATTGTCAATATAGTTCTTCGATTTTCTTCGATTATTTTTAGGAGGACTTTTTTATGACTTTCCATGACCGGGTAAATGCTCTCTGTGCAGAGCGAGGAATATCAATCACCAAACTTGCGTCAGAACTGGGCTTTTCAAGTTCGACACCGAATAACTGGCGCGACATGGCAGGGCTGCCCCGCGCCAAGACTGTTAAAGCCGTTGCAGACTACTTCGGTGTTTCCGTCGATTATCTGAAGGGTGATGATGCCGCAGTGAACGTCGAAACGGTTCAGGACAATCACGGTATCATCGGACACACTCACGCTCCGGTTACAATCGTCAACGGGAATGAAAGAAAGCTATCCGAGCAGGAAATGGAGCTGCTGTCGATCTTTGAACAGCTCAGCGTAATGGATCGTGCCAAGCTCCTTGTTTTCGCCAACGAATTACAGAACAAATAAGGGAGGTAAAATCAAAATGAAAAGAAGAATCGTACTTATCGCGCTTTCTCTCGTTCTCGCACTGGCTCTTTGCGCCTGCGGAACTACCACCAGCCCCGCAGATAGCAATAGCGGCAGCAATGAAAGTGTCGGAGACACACCGAAAAATGAGCCGGTCAAAACCGAGTTCAACATCGGCGAAACATGGACGGTTGATGGACAGTGGTCGCTTGTGGTTAATTCCGTAACCGCAACTGAAGACCGAAACGAATTCGCGGAAACTAATCCGGCTGCGGTTTATGTCGTTGACTACACTTATACGAATATCGGCTATACCGACCAGTCTGGACTTATGGACGGCCTTTTCTTCGGAATGGATGATTCCATCGTTGATAGCGCCGGTGTCATGGGTTACAGTTACCCCGGCGACGTAACGAAATACGCTAACGAAGCGCCCGTTGGTGCTACTTGCAATGCTCAGAGCTGTGTAGGTGTTGACAATGCCGGGACGTTTAAGATCAACGTGATTCAGTACGATGGAAACGGAAATAAGCAGACTGCCACTTTCGTTGTCAACGTTCCTGAGAACTAAAAAAAGCCCTCCTGCTGGGCGCAGAAGGACGTAACGGGTAACAGATATGTCGATAGATATTAAATGGCAAGTGCCAATGGCAAAGCCGGAGGTCAGCGAACTGGCCGTCGTATATGCCCGGTATTCAAGCCACAGTCAAGGTGAACAGTCCATCGAAGGGCAGCTCTCCAACGCAAGAGACTACGCCGCCGCACACGGCTACACCATCGTGCATGAATACGTTGACAGAGCAAAGACCGGTCGGACGGACAACCGCGCCGAGTTCCAGCAGATGCTGAAGGACACGGCTAAAAGGCAATTCTCCGTTATCATTTTGTGGAAGGTTGACCGCTTCGGACGCAACCGCGAGGAGATCGCCATAAACAAGATGAAGTGCCGCAAGAACGGCGTGCGCGTCGAGTATGTGGCGGAAACCATTCCGGACAGTCCGGAGGGCGTGATCCTTGAAAGCGTGCTGGAGGGCTTCGCGGAGTATTACAGCCTACAGCTGTCGCAGAACATCCGCCGTGGACGTGCTGAGAGCGCCGAGAAGTGCCAGTCGTTGGGCGGAAACCGCCCGCTGGGCTACAAGACCGGACCAGACAAAAAGTTCGTCATAGACGAAAATACCGCGCCCACAGTGAAGATGATCTTCACCATGTACGCGGATGGCAAGACGATTACGGAAATCGTTGACAAGCTGAACGAAATGGGTCTGCGGACGTTGCGCGGTGGCCCCTTCACCAAGAACAGCTTGCATTCGATTCTGAAGAACAAGAAATACATCGGCATTTACGAGTATCAAGGCCGCGAGATCAAGGACGGAGTACCCCGGATTATCGAGGACGACGTGTTTAACAAAGTACAGGAAATGCTGAAGATCAACAAGCGAGCACCGGCGAAAACATGGTCGCGTGCCGACTACATTCTCACGGACAAGCTGTTCTGCGGCAAGTGCGGTGCTCTGATGTTCGGAGAGAGCGGCACCAGTAAAACCGGTGTCAAGCATAATTATTACATCTGCTCCAACAAGAAGCGCTTCCGCTCCTGCGACAAGAAGGCCGTGCGACAGGCCGATATTGAGGACGCCGTGCTCAACGCCACCCACGAGCTGCTGCAAGACGACGAGCTGCTGGACTACATCGTTGACCGCACATGGGAATACTACCTTGCACAGGACAACAGTCAAGAGGAGCTGCGTAACCTTCAGCGGCAGCTTGCACAGACTGACACCGCCATATCAAACCTCATTCGGGCCATTGAGGCCGGAATACTGACTGAGGAAACCAAGAAGCGCATGGACGAGCTGACGCAGCAGAAAGCCGACCTGAAGGCGTCCATTGCCGACAGGGAAATTGCCCGTGGTTTCCACCTGCAAAAATCCCATATCGCATTTTATCTCCGCAGCCTGCGTGATGCTGACTGGTCGGACAAAGAGGCACAAAAGCGCCTGATCCAGACCTTCGTGAACGCGGTATTCGTTTACGACGACCACATAACGTTGACGTACAACTTCAGCGGAGATAAAAGCACCATCACACTGCGTGATATGCAGCGTTTTGAAGACGGGGAGGAGTTCGGATGCCGTGCGTCTCGCTCCACCAAACAGGTATTGGACGAACACCTATTTCTTCAGCGGCGGTTTCGCCGTGAAATGTTCGCTCTGATCCACAACAGAAAAGCGCCGTCTTGGGAGTGATCCCGAGACGGCGCTTTTTTGCTATCTGCACATTCGATTTCCGCTAATCCTCCTGCTACAATGGTTGCAGAAAGGAACAGGAGGTTATACAAATGGAGAGATTTGTCACAGATGAACGCACAGGGCTGAAATATGAATTGGTTGGTGACTATTATCTGATCGCCGGAGATGATGAGCCGGAAGAAGATCAGCCAATCGGGGTATGGGGACAGCGGCATCTCCACTATCTCAAGGAGCATCGCCGTGTGCGCTATGCCACCCTGCTGACCAGCGGTGAATTGAACGCCCATCTTGCGGATGTTGACCGGCAGGCAGAGGCGCTTTTTCTTCGGCTGGTAAAGCAAATGGCAGATGCAGAGGGCATCACAGAAACGCTGAAAACCAACAATCAAATGGAATGGGTCCGGCGGATGAATTCCTGCCGAGATCGTGCAACCGAAATTGTCTATCACCAAGTAATCTATACATAGTCAAAACCTCCGGCTTAGCTGGAGGTTTTGATTTTTTCAATTACAGGAACAATTGCCGTAAGGTTTTCTCCTTTCAGCTTTCTTCACGCTGAGAATGAAGGCCGGGCTTGAAATCAAAATCCAACACGATGCTTTACTGCACCCAGAACGGCAATTTCAGCCTCAGCAAACATATCCTCAGTAACAGCAACAACCTCCTCAGTGTCCTGAATGAGTGCAATATTCAATGCATTTTCAAGAACGGCTTCAATCATCTGCTGGTGCTTACGCAGAGAAGTTACATCGTGGCTGACAAGATTATCGATGTGCTTATCCATCAAGTCGTAGTCGAATTTAATAATGCTGTAGAGATCACTTGCCAGTTTTTTGTCTGCATATTTTTGTCTGCATACTTGCGGGAAATAGACTTAATTCGCGCAGCATTTGCGTTCGGGAAGTGGATAACCGCACATCTATCCGCAAGAATCGGACTTACTTTCTGAAGATCATTGGCCGTCATAAACATAGGGCAATGTTCAAGGCCTACAAGAGTTGTTTCCAAATAGTTGTCATAACCGAATATGTGAAGCAAAGAGCGTTGGGGTACGAGCCGAGAGCGGTTCCGCCTGACGCTCTTTTTGCTTGTCTTGAAAAGCTGGGCGAGCTTGGGGATAAGGCGAGTTCACCGGAGCTGGACAAAGAAATCTGCACGGTGCTGAAACAGATCACAGCAGAATTCCTGCTGCCGGGAAAGGGGTGATGCGCTATGGCTGTTACAGGATTCTGGCCTGTGTTCAAAAACCTGAAAGCCACGCTGGACTACGCCGACAATCCCGACAAGACTACCGCCCCGGAATATCTGGACGAGGATTTGTACGCCGCTCTGCGCTATGCAGAGAACGACGATAAGACCGACCGCAAAATGTTCGTGGGCGGTATCAACTGCTCGGCGCAGAACGCCTATGCCGAGATGATCGCCGTGCAGCGGCGGTTCGGTCTGCGTGGCAAGGTGGTGGGCTACCACGGCATTCAAAGCTTTCGTGAGGGCGAGGTAACGCCGGAGCAGGCGTTCGCCATCGGCAAGGAGACAGCACGGCGGATGTGGGGTGAGCGGTATCAGGTTCTGGTGACTGTTCACCTAAATACGGACAACATTCACTGCCATTTCGTGGTGAACCCCGTGTCCTTCAAGGACGGTGCAAAGTTCAAGAATAAAATCGGCGACCATAAAGAGCTGCGGAAAATCTCCGATGAGATCTGCCGGGAACACGAGCTGTCTGTGCTGGAAAACAGCGATTTCTACTCCAAGGGCAAGAAGAAAGAGTACTGGGTCCACAAGGCAGGTAAGCAGACCCACCGGGATATGCTGCGCCGGGATGTGGAGGAGGCGCTGGCCAAGTGCGGTTCATTCCGTGAAATTGAATATTACCTGAAATGTTTGGGCTATCGCTTCCAGCGGGACTTCCATTATGCCCACCCCTCCGTCATCATCGACGGCTGGCAGCGCCCTATTCGCATTGACAGCCTTGGGCCACAGTTTAGCAGAGAAGCCATCCGGGAGCGGTGCCTTGAAAACCAGCGGAAGCCGGAGCTGTACGGATACGCCTATCCGCAGCGAAAACGAGCACCGCTGCTAGCTATTGAGTATCATCTGCGGCAGGCGCAGAGGCAAGATACCGTTACGCTGCTGTTCGAGATTTTCATTGAACTGCTGAAAATCTGCACCGGCAGCAACATTGAAAACACCGACCGCCGCCCTTTATCACCGGCCATGCGGGCGGAGGTACGGAAGCTGGATCAATATCTGGAAGAATACAAGCTCCTTTGCGACCACCGCATTGAGTCGCCAAAGGAGCTTTTGTCATTTCAGGAGGGGTTGACCGCCCGGATTTCGGCGCTGGAGGAACAGCGCTACGCCCTGCGCCTGAAGCTGCGCCGAGTGAAATCTCCGGAGGAAGAAGCTGGCCTGAAGGAACACTGCAAAAAGATTACAAAAGAGCTCACGCCTTTGCGACGGGAGAGGAAAACCGTTCTGCGTATCGCAGAGCACATTCCCAAAATACAGGAGCTTCTGGATGCCGAGCGTAAAACCGAAATGGAACACAACAACCTGACACGAAAGAAAGAGAGGAAGATTGAACGATGAAACAAACCAAAATTGCAGTTTCCAAGCTGCGCCCCTTTGAAAATAACCCCTATCAGGTCCGGGACGATGCGGAGATGAACACGCTGATTGAAAGCATACAGATGCAAGGTGTTCTTTCGCCGCTGATCGTCCGACCGATAGAAAATACAGATGAATATGAAGTCGTAAGCGGCCACCGCCGCTTACACGCCGCACGAAAGGCAGGGATTACCGAAGTCCCTGCCTTAATTTATGCCCTTGACCGGGATGCTGCCGCTATTGCCGTGGTGGATAGCAACCTCCACCGGGAGCATATTTTGCCCTCCGAAAAGGCGTTTGCCTATAAGCTGAAAGCTGATGCCCTAAAGCATCAGGGACAAAGAACGGACATAACTTCGGAGCAAATTGCACCGAAGTTGTCCACGGAGGTAATCGGAGCGCAAGAGGGAATCATCAAGGATACCGTTAAGCGATACATCCGCCTGACCTATCTTATCCCAGAGTTCCTTGAAAAGATGGATCAAGGCGAAATCGCCCTGTCCGTAGGTGTGGAGCTTTCGTTTCTTGACGAGCAAAATCAGCGAGCGGTTTTGGAGCAATGCGCCATCAACGACTGCACCCCGTCCTATTCGCAGGCATGGCGGATGCACAAAGCTGATCGGGAAGGGACGCTGACCACGGCGGTCATTCAAACCATTATGTCGGAGGAAAAAGCAAACCAGAAGGCCCGACTCAAGATTCCAATGGAACGCATCCGCAAGTATTTCCCCCAGAGCTATACTGCCGCTCAGATTGAGGACGCCGTGGTGAAGCTCTGTGAGCGGGACTACCGCCGACGAACCGACCGGGAGCGATAAGGAGGTGCGGCCTATGGGAGAATATCGCAAGATCGACTACACGCAGGTCGCACTGCCGGAGGAACTGCTTACCTCCTTTGCCAAGGCCATGCTCCCTGAGCTGCGTAAGTTTTACGCCAGCGATGAGGGCAAGGCCTATTTTGCAAGGTGGCTCCTGAAGCACCCGGAATATGCGGCACATTCGACACCGGAGAGCAGATGACTATAATAAAAATCGGAGAGGAGGATTCTGTATGAATGTAGTCATTTACGCCCGCTTTTCCAGCCACAGCCAGACGGAGCAGTCCATTGAGGGACAGCTCAAGGTGTGCTATGAATATGCGGAGTCGAATCATTATACTGTTGTCGGAGAATATATCGACCGGGCCATCAGCGGCACCACGGACAACCGTGCCGAATTTCAGCGGATGATCTCCGACAGCGACAAGCACACCTTTGAGGGCGTTCTGGTATATCAGCTGGACCGTTTTGCCCGCAACCGCTATGACAGTGCTATCAACAAGGCGAAGCTGAAAAAGAACGGTGTTCGAGTGCTGTCTGCCAAAGAGAATATTGCGGACGACGCTTCCGGCATCTTGGTGGAGGGCGTTCTGGAAAGTATGGCGGAATATTATTCCGTGGAGCTTTCTCAGAAGATCCATCGGGGTATGGCCATCAATGCCGAAAAGTGCCTGTCTAATGGCAGCAACCCCGGCCTGGGCTTCAAGGTCGATGCCGAGCGGCGGTTCTACGTGGATGAGGAGGAAGCCGCCATTGTCCGTGAGATTTATGAGCGCTACGCCAGCGGCGAGACGAAAGCGGAGATCATCCGGGATCTGAAACGGCGCAGGGTCAAGACCTCCCTCGGCAAAGAATTCAGCCCAAATAGCCTAAGCCGCCTGCTCAGCAACAAGCGTTATATCGGCGTCTATCTTTACAGAGGAAAGGAAACACCCGGCGGGATGCCTCGCATTCTGGATGATGACCTGTTTTACCGGGTGCAAGAGATGATGAACAAGAACAAAAATGCGCCGGCCCGAACTCACGGCGAGGGCGAATACCTGCTGACCACAAAGCTGTTCTGCGGACACTGCAAGGAAATGATGGTGGGCTACGGCGGTACCAGCAAGACCGGCAGGCAGTATCACTACTATATGTGCAAGAATGCCCGCAGGAAAAAGTGTGCCAAGAAGATCGTCAGCAAGACTTACATTGAGGATCGTGTAGTCAACGAGTGCTTGAAAATGCTGACCGAGGAGAAGATACGGTTTATTGCCAAGAAGGTGGCTGAGGAGTGCGCCAAAAGCCCGGATAACCTAACCGCTAAGGCACTGAAAAAAGCGATCCAAGAGGCGGACACGGCCATTGAGAATCTCTGGAAGGCCATTGAGCAGGGGCAGGCCGTGGAAATGCTGACGGAACGGCTCAACAAGCGCATGGTGGAAAAGGAGGAGCTGGAAGCCCAGCTCGCCATCGAGGAAAACAAGAAGATCACGCTGACGGAGGCACAGATTTTGGCGTTTCTGGACTATGTATGCGAGATGCCCGCCGATGATGTGAACAAGCGCCGAGCCATCATCAATATCTTTGTTCATTCCATCTATCTGTATGACGACCACTTTACCTTGATTATCAATGCAAGCAAGAAGCCGTTGAGCATTGACAATGTACCACTGGATGATATAGAAACGGCATTTGAAAGCGAAACCGGAGCTTCGGAGGGGTGTTCATCCTTGAGCACCCCTGCTCCACCAAAATGAAAGACCAGAAGCCACGTCGGTTTCTGGTCTTTTCCTTTTATCCATGCGGGTTTTCGGGCTTTACGATTTTGCAAAATGCCACAGGATTTTACAGTTCGTGTGCATTGTTTGCGTTAAAAACGCACACGGAAATGCACACGAAAACCGGACTACTTGTCCGGGTGAAGAATGGCCTCCAGCCCTTCCTCGATGGCATCGTCATATAGACGTTCGTCCTCGCGGAAAATGTGCTGGTATGTGGTCTTGAGCATGTTGGGCGTGGCATGCCCCATACGCTTGGTGCTGTACTTGTCCGGTATCTTCGCTTCCAGCATGACGGAGGCGTTCACATGGCGCAGGTCATGGAACCGATAATGCGGAACACCCGCCTTTTCACAGATACGGGAAAAGCCGCAATATATCGCGTGACCGGTCAGTTCAGTGAGATGGTCTGACGTGTGCGGTGCAGTGGCCAGCAGCTCTTGTACGGGCTTTGGGATATGGACACGGCGAAAGCCGCTGGTGGTCTTTGGTCCCTTCTCGATGGGCCCATTTTCCCCCTGCACAATGGCGCTGTGGATCGTGATATATTCACCGTCGATATCCGACCAGCGGAGACCGCGAATTTCGGAAACACGCAGGCCGAGACAGATGGACAACATGATAGGCAGCTCATACTTCGTTCCCCGGCAATGCTCGACGATGGCCGCAACCTCCGTCTTGGCAGGAATCTGGATTTCCTGCTTTTCTTTTTGCGGAAGCCGGGTCCGCAGAGCGGGCGCGTCCGGGAGAATCTCAGACCGGACAGAGCTGAGAAGCCCGTGGGCATTGAATATGGTTTTTGGGGGCTTTCCCCTCTTTCGCCATGCGGTTGACCCAGCGCTGAATATCTCCTTGGGATAGATCGGCTACCTGAATATCCGCGATGGGCGGAAACAGGTTCTTCTGGATCCTGCGGTAACCGGCGATGGTTGCCGGAGACAGTACGGCGCTGCGGCGGCTGTGGTGGAGTCCCTGGCGGACGCCCTGCGGGACGATGACGACGACACCCTGTGGGAGAAGCTGTGGAACGCCTTCGGCGGCTGGGACGGGAATCTGGTCAGCGACCTGAACCCCCTGAACAAGCTGCCGTATCTGCGGGAGGTGTTCAACGCGCTGGACGGATATGACAATGGGCGCATGGATACGGAGGGCAAAACCGTGTCCGGGTCCCTGAAGGCCAAGTACGTAGCCTATATCCAGTCCATGGGCCTGACGCCCAGCCAGCAGAAGGCCATGTGGCTGGCGCTGAAAAATTCCACCTGGAGCGACAAGAGCACGCCGTGGGAGTGAGAATCCCAAACGCTTGGGGGAGCTGAAAAAAATGCCGGGCCGGGGAGAAATCCCGGCCCGGCATCCGTTAGAATAGAGGAGACGGCAACAGCGGGTGCAACTTTTCCGCCGCGTGCGGGCGTATCCGAAGGGAGATGATGCAAATGCCTGAAATCAAGATCAAAATTCGGGACAAGCGGGCCGGAGGCACGGGGACTGTGATCTGCGGCAACAGCGACTACACGGTGGCGTGGGACCTGGATCAGGAGTGGACCCCCTACGACACCAAAACCATGCGGGTGAACCTGGCGGACGGCACCTATCAGGACGTGGTATTCGCCGGCAACACGGCGGCTCTGCCGGCGCTCAGCACGCCGGGGTGGGCATCCGTGGGCTTGTACGCCGGAGACCTGCACACCAGCCGGGCGGCGGACCTGCGGGTGCTACCGTCCGTCACCACGCCCAGCGGTGCTCCCGCCAACCCCACGCCAGACGTGTACGATCAGCTGATGGAGCTTATCAAGGGCCTGGGTGGCGCACAGGGAGAAAAGGGCGCGACCGGCCCGCAAGGCCCGCAAGGCCCCGCCGGTGCAACCGGCCCGCAGGGACCTGCGGGTCATAGCCCGGTGGTGACAGCCACGAAAAGCGGAAAAGTGACCACCATCGAGGTGGATGGGACGGCGATT